CATAATTGCCCTGGTCTTTTCTCCGTCCTCTTTGACGGCGTTTACGATAGCACAAGTATTTTGTGCATTTTCGTAACGTACTGTGTCAATATTTCGGTTAGTTTCGTAACCAAGAGAAGCAATAGCTTGTTTTTGCTCGCAGCAGCATTGCTGAGCGGCGAAACGATTTTGTGCAATCTCGCTGCCGAGCTGATAACCAGTCTGCATAATGTCTCGCTGAACACCGTTAAAACCATTCAGCATAGTGCTGTTCTGAGCATAAAAACCATCACATAAGCCATTCTGAACACCACGAATACCGTCTTTAATATCCTGCATGGAAAATTGGTCTGCAATCTGATCACGTGTCATACTGCCATTAGCAAAAATTTCAGCACCCATGTTACCACGGTTATTCCAATTACCGCCCCAGCCACCCATAAGAGCAAACAGGACAATAATCCACATAAACCACATACCGCCGCCCCAGCAGTCACCATAGTTGTTGTTTCGATTCATATCCATTACCGGAACAATGTTTGTACCTTCCATAATTTTTTCACCTCCGAGAAATATATGCAAAGCTTCATTGCGCGCCTATTGAAGCTTTAAGCCAAATTGATTTAAAAACTGATTAAGCTGTTCATCATTCATGCCTTTTTGTTTGGCAAGATTCCTTACAATATTTTGAATCTGTTCAGGTGACTTTCCTTGCCCCATCTGCATTGCCCTACTCATTAGCGGATTTTGTCCTGCGAACTGCTGCATTAGTCCCATTGGGTTTCCTGCCTGCTGCACCATCTGCATCATCTGAAATATGTTCATCATTCGTCATTCCTCCAATCTGCTCTTCAAGCTTTTCGATTCTTCGTTGCAAGGCTATAACAACATTATTGTCAGCATATACAGGTTGTTTTTGCCCTCCGCTTTCCTGCAAGGTATATACCCTAAATACAGGTAAGCCGTCCATGCCTATAAGCTTTTCATAAACCTTTCCTTCAGCAGGAGCCGGGAAATATGTACTGCTTCCGTCAAGATCAACCTGAGCTGCTTTTGCTTCATCGATGCTTGTAACTATCCTTCCTTTTAGTTGTACCGGAGCTTGCTGCATAGATTGCTGATATGCAGGTTGATACATTTGTTGCTGTTGTTGCAAATAATTCAGCCGTTGCTGCATTTGCTGTGTCGCCCCGGCATAAGGGTTATAAGGTCCATATTGTCCGTACATTCTTATCACCTCACCTATATTTTAAATGAGCGTAATATAAAAAATCCCTAAACAAACAGACAAAAAAGCCTACAAAAACAGACATTTAATAAAAATGGGCAAAAAAAAATACAGCCATCTAAACTGTTACAAAATGTAACCTTTTAGATGGCTGTATTATCACATTAGCACTCGATTAATAGCTTTGTAAGCAGTGCTTATTTCTCGGTCAACAGTTTTAGTGGAGATGTTTAGCTCCATTGCGATTTGATAATTCATCTTGCCTTCAACAAATTTCATCTCACAGATTTGCATTTGTCTAGGCGTTATTTTCGCTTCTTGAAGCACTGCATAAAATGAGCGTCTGGAACTTTCTGTCAGCCAGGTTCTTACGCTCTTTTGCAGTTCTTTCATTAGATCACCTTTTCAAAACATAAGCAAGCAGCGCAATCAGACCAATGTTAGCGAACAACATTCCAGCCATGATATAAAACTGCTTATCAATAATTCTTTTGTTTTCAGCAAACAGCATTGTTACCATACCAGCAGGCAAAACTTCCTGCTTAACATTTTCGTTATCATTCATCCTATCACCTCATATAATATATCTATTTGATATATTATATCACGCCAACAAACAGGCAGTCACTAAACAATTTAAATAAAACAAAAGCGTCCTGCATTATACAGAACGCTTTTATGGATATCGAATGAAATCCACCAATCAACAGTTTTAAGTATAAAGATTTTATTGACAATATAATTATAACACAAGGGAATTTATCTAGCAACAGCATAAGAAAAAACAAACGTTGCACATCATAGGTAGACATTTCGTTTTGCCTTAATTCTTCATTGCAGCATACAGTGCGCATCCTGCTATTATGTATGCTATATTGCGCTGTTTTTTAATTCGCTTCTGTTTTAGCTTGTACTCTTTTTCTAGCTCCGCTAAGGATTGATTGACACTCGTCAATAAGCTCTCCTGCTCTTTGACTTTGATTTTCAGCGTCAGACAAAGACTGTTCAGCTCGTCCGACTTCTTCTCTAGCTCCGCTAACTTCTTGTCGGATGTTCCCAACTGTCCCTTCGATTGCATCAGCAGTTTTTTGTAATTCTCGTTGATTGTCTTTAGCTCCGTCAAGTTGTTGCTTAACTTCTGATATTGACTTTCCGTCAGAATATATTCTGTCACATCGTCCGAATACCGGGGTGATCCAGCCGAAGCGTTGAGCGGCATAAATACCGCAAGCAACACACACACCAGCGACAAAAGCAACGACAATTTTAGTTTTGCTTGTTTTCTCATTCTCCATTATAACCTCTTAGCAATACTGATATTTGTAAAATATAATAAACCTCGTCAGACGCACAAATTTCGCCTACAAGCGATTTTAGGTTCCGACACGATAAATCATGAGCGGCACTATTTTTAAAACGCTTGTAGACGATGCAATTTGTGTGTGATTTTTGCCCAAAACCGTTAAATTATAGCCTACTTGTAAGATAGATATTCAGAATGATTTTAGAGTGCAAAATAATGATGCAACGCACCCAGTACAAAACCTGCAACAAGACCAATAACAAATTTCTTGTCAATAACAAATGCTTTCAGTTCTTCCATCGTATCACCTCCAATCATTATAAATGTGTCACCGACTATTACACAAAAAATTACCAGAAAATGCTACACGTATAGGAGAGAATAACTAAACCTCTTGTCGGTGACTATATCTAAAGCATGAGCTTTAAATCATCTTCCATTGCCAGCTTCACCATAAGCAGGAACGCCGTATGGTGTTGTCAAATCAATGCCAGCAACATACTCATAAGTAGTTTGCGCTCTGTTGGCATAACCTGCTCTATACATCTCGCCAACATCGGCGGCAACCCAGTAGTAGTTTTTAAACAGTTTATAGAGTGCTTCCAGACTGCGCAGGTCAACGTGCATATATCTGTTAGCCAAAAAGCGCTTAACTACCCAAGTAGATGTAGGGCACCACATTCCGGCATAGATAATGCAACGTGTATCGTCCAACGTCGGCACCTGCTGAAGCACTTCGACGTATTGCAGGCAGTCACGGGATAACTGTTCTAATTGTGCCTGCTGCCCTGCTTCACTTCTTAAAAGTTCTTTCAGCATCGGCAGTTCGCCGCTTGCCTTAATATCAATGTAAGTGCGGTCTGCATACTCTGCGCCGCCGGGGATAGCTCTCAGCAGCTCATTTGCTCTATTCCCTTCCCATTGGCTGACACCGATTGACGGATAATCATATGCAGTGCTTTTTGCCACGCTGTCATAGCCACCTTCAATTCCTGTATTAATTAATCCTTTTGCAATCTCTGTCGCTAACGCTTTATTCCAATCGCTCATTATTTCGTTCCTCACTTCTCACCTTAAACATCCTTGTTTCAATAGCTTTATTGCCAAGTTGGACCAGAAGCAGTGCCACCATGCCAAGCGTGCAGCTCTCATAGTTGCCCCAAGTTCTGGCAAAAAAGGCAAGCCATAAAGTAACCAATACCCAAACGGCAAAGCCTATAACGGCACAGATTCTGCCCACGCTATAAGCATTATCATTCTTCTTTAACATGTTAATTAATTTACGCATCTTCTTCACCTCTGTTCTTCGGCGGATAGTTCTGTAATTCATTAATCTGTTGCATAAGATTGTCGATTACGCCATTGTCGCCAAGAGCTTCGTAGCTCTTGTAGCAGGCATCTATGCTTTCTTTTGCGTAGATTGGTATCCAACCTTTATCCTGAACATAATGATTATAAGCCTGGATAATTCTGTCACGTAATAAAGCTTGCAGTCCTGCTTTTAAAGCATCATTTTGTTTTTTCTTTTGTCTGTACATCGTAATAAGCAGCGTTATTACGCAACCGGATATAACGTTAATAATAGAGTTTAACGCAGCATCCAAAGATTGTTCCACCATTTCGCTACACTCCTATAAATTAAATTTCAAACGCCACGGCTTCCACTTCTGTTGCCGTTGTCGCTGCCTCAACATTTTCTTTTGCTATACGATATGCAGTATGCAGCTTGTTTGAGCGCACTGCTACAGCAGCAATAATCATCTTTAAATCATTAGCCGTTACTGGCGTATCAGCATTATCGGCCGTGGTCCACTCTATTGTGGCTCCTTCGCCTTGCAGTTCCAACGCAATAATAGCTGCATTGATTCTATCCCTTGCTTTCTCATCGTAATCATAGCTGTTGCCGCCGTATTCGATTGGCTCAACCTCCGAAACATCACGTTGACGCTTTAACTCCAAGATTTTCTGCTGTTTTACGTTTTCAATCGGCTCTTCTTCATGTGTAACAGTTACGCCTAATTCTGCTAAGGATTCGTCGTTGATAGACAGCGGGATAAACACACCGTCTTTGCCTAACGCCTCGGAAAGCTCGTATAAGCTAGAGTAGGCCTGTTCTTTATATGTATAGGTTGTATTCATCAAATCACCGCCTTAATTAAATACTATTTCGACTTTGTACTTTTTGCCTACGTTTTTACCATTAAACATAGTAGCAACTCCCGAAGGTAAATCATTTGTATATTCATAAAAGCCGGGAACATAGCTCTGATACTGAATATTTGGAAATTCAATAGTCACACCCATATTTGATTCCACCGATGTCACTTTAACAGTAACATTGTATTTACCCCCAGTGACCCCCTCGACATTGAAAGCAAAATCAAGCCAACCTCCATAATAGCTTAGCATAACAAGAGTAACCGCCTTGCCATCATGTTTCACATTACCTTCGACTTCACCATAAGTAGCATTATTATAACGGCTGTAGCCATATTGCGCACTTGCTTGTCCCATAGTCATAATGAGCGCATTATCTACATCGCTACTTTGAGGTTTCATTAAGATACGATTAATACTCATTCAATCACCTCATGCTAATTTAGTAGCCTGTACAATGCTCGTAATTGTACCGCTCGACTCTTTCACAATTAATATATTCAGCAGTAAACCGCTAGCAGTTATCGCTAAATCAGAAGCAGCGCCAACATACTTCAATGTGCCAGCATTAGTAATGCTTAACGAATAAGAAGAGGAAGAAGTTATGTAAGCAGTAAACAGCGTAGATTCTCCCACATTTAAGGCTGCTATCAAATTTGACACATTCAAAGTAAATGCACCAGTTGCATTATAGCACGCCGTTGTTTTATGAGGTGCATCATACGCTCCGCTGCTACGTGGTGTTGTATACTTTTCAAAGTCAAATTTTAAGCTTTGGAAGTTTTGTTGTGCTGTCCATGTGTTCTGCGTAGACAGGCTTACGCCACCACCGCCACTAACAGAGATATTTACGTTACCAGTGCCGTCGGGTTTTGTGCCATTAACACTCTTGACATAGCCGTCCAACGATTGATGTTGCGTCAGATAACCTGCATCATTAGTAAATGATGATACGTTTGTAGGGATAGCTGAATGTACAAATGCAGTTGTAGCAATTTGGGTATTATTTGTTTCTGCGGTTGCAGTAGGTGCTGTCGGTGTACCGCTCAAACGTGCGCTACCATTCCAGCCGTTTCCATTGATATTTCCAACTAAAACAGCCCCATCCTTTGTACCTGTTGTGCATTGATAAAAATTCCAGTTTGCATCATATTCATAAAAGTCCACGCTGTCATGGCCAGAATAGCCAAAATCTATGGCATGGTAATATGAGTTAGCATCACCCTCGCCCCTAAATCTTCGGCATTGGAAGTAGTTGTCTGCCGCTGCACCTGTTTGAAAATTCGGCGCACTCACACTGCCTGTACACGTTCCACCTGTCAACGGCAGATAAGCACTCAATGCGCTGCTATCAGCTTTACTGTTAAGTGCAGCATTGATAACTTTGTTTTGCACCGGATTAACCGATGTAGATGAAAGCTCGCTGTCCACCGTGGCTGATGCAGGTATGGTTGGCTTATCCGTAAGGTCATTATAGCTGCCACTTGTTGCCACCGTCGACAACCCTGTAATCATGCTGGCAGGATGTGTACTCGGGTGCGTATAGACTGTATCCGTAAATTTAGCGTTGGCAGGCACAGATGCTTTTACATCAAAGCCGTTTACCTTGCCAATAAAGTTAGGGGCGGTAATGGAAGCGGGGAATTTAGCTTCTTGACTATTATTGTATGTATATAAATGCCCATTTTTAGCAATGTTGCTCGGGGTGCTCCAACCAACACCACCAAAAGCCATAATTCTATCAATAGCTATTGCACCAAATTCAGTATTAACAGCAGTACAACCAAAGGTAAATCTAATCAAACCAAATTGAGTACTAGGAGCATTATTATAAGTTATTAGATTGGGTGTATTAATAATATTCCAAGCTGGTCCACCATAAAGCGGAACTTTGTTAGCAAATGTCTTAAATACTGTCGGAGTATCTTTTATACTAGCATCAATAGTGCAATAAGCTCCTGTTCTACTACTAGCATATGCATGTATAACAAATTTATTCAATACAGTATAAAGCCCAAAAACATGCGGAGCTATAGAAATTCTTAGCATACAATCTGTAGTTAGTGTGTCGATAGTTGACTTGCCTAATAGAGTTGACTGTCCTACACCAAATATTCCTACTTTTTGAATATCGGTATAACCATAATCTAACCATGTTTTACCTGCGTCAGTAGAATACTCTACAGTAATTCCGGCAGCCTTGCCAAACGCAAAACGATTAGCACCTAACTCAGAAATCATAGCTGCATCAATAGGACTATAACCATTAGCAATATTACGCCCACCCCATTCAAGGTTAGCCTCGTATATTTTATCGGTTTTATTAATTTTGCCATCCAATGCCGCCTTGATAACCTTATTCTGCACTGGATTGGTACTGGTGGTCGACAGCTCAGCATCAATGGTAACCTTTTGCATCAGGCCTACAATAGGGTTGCCGTCTGCACCTGTTGCTTTTACTCCGTCTGCCAAATCGGCAGCGGTGACGGTATCACCAGTAAGGTCTACCAAGGTGTTACCGCCGTATATAACTTTATTCACTGCCATTTTCTATTCTCCTTAGCCTATGGTAACGGTCTTGCCGCCCTGCGGATTGTCGCTCTCATTGTAGGGTATCGGCTCTACGGTAACTTGTGACAAATAATTAAATCCCTGTGCGCTGTCGGGCAAAATAGTCTGCGCTGTTGTCTTAGGGGTAGCGGTCTTAGCCTGCGCCTTGGCACTCTCTGTGCCAGACATTGTACCTGTTACGCCTAAAATGCTTACGCCAGCTCTGATGTTGGTTGCAATAATTTTAGCCTGCTCCGTGGTACTGATTGCTACCTTGCCTGCGCCGTCATGATAGCCAATAGGCACGGTGTAGCTGTCAGCTTTTTTGCTGATCACGCCGCTAACAGCGCCATTGTTCTTCATCTCGCCTGTAATTTTTACGCCATTGACATAGGCTGTCTTTCCGGCGAGGATTTCTGCACCTGCCGCTGTCGCGTCGGATGTGTCAGCGTTAAAAGTACACGTACCTACAATCGGCGCACCACTTTTATCGTGAGCAGTATATGTGCTCAATATCTTATCTGCTGTAACAGTATCAGCGGTTAAGTCGATTAATGTTTTTCCTCCATACACTACTTTAGAGATGTTTTTTCAGCCATAATTTACTTCGACCTCACTTCCTATGTATGCCGTAATTCCATCAGACAAATTAGACGTTTCAAAATATGGAATTTTTTCGACAGTAATATTTTTTGTTAATTGTTTGTTTGCCGTCGGCAATATCTGCACTTCATGAGCTTCGGAGTGTACCGTATAAGCTCCGTCATAAATATCAGCACCGATACTCCGTGCTGACAATATCCCATGTAGGTTACCTTTGTTCGGTGACAAATTGCCATGCAGCTCACCTTTCGCAGCCGTCAGCGTACCATGTAACCTCATTAGTATGTCACCTCCTCCATTAAGAGGAACTCATGCGGCGGAATAACTGTATCAACGTAGCCATCAGCGCGGCGAAGCTCAACGTCATATACATAAGCTCCAAACGCTAACCCTTCAGTATCTGCTGGCTTAATATCAAGCTCACCATTAACGATAACTTTTTGCAGAACGATAGTCGGGTTACGTACTGTGCGCCGAAGCGTAAATGTTAACACATCGCTGTCAGTTAGCTCAATATTTCTGCCATTAATATCGGTAATGCTGATGTTAAAAACACCGCTATCACCTCTAATCATTCTGATATTGTTGTCATCAACTTTAAACACCGCTATCACCTCTTACAATTCTATATTGTTGAGTTCAAAAACAGTTTTGCAAGCTTCTACTTCAGCCTGTTTTTTCCAGCCTGCTTGTTTGCAATCTCCTATATGCATGCTTAAGTCAGCCATCCACTGTAACACCTGACTAGCACTAAGATATTGAATTGTCTTTTCTTTTTCTTCGCCTTTATAACCACGAACAGGGCAACCGATGGAATATTTTTCAGCAAACTGCTCTGAATTTACATTAAGAGCAATGCCTTGCATGGTCAGTTGCGTATCTACATCACTGTCATAACGCACAGGCTCGCCGCTGGCACTGCTAATAAAACCGCCCGTGATGTTGGCCGCCGTCCATTGACTGATTTCGGCGAGTTTTGCTTGCTTAGCTGCAGGCAGCAGCTCTGCATCTGTAGGTGCTGGCTTAGGATATACGCTGCCGTCATCAGCAATGAGATACTCGCCGTCGCTGTTGCCAATCAGCTTATTAAAATCATCATGGTGGACGATTACATAGCCTTGTTTAAGCAGCTCAGCGATTTGCTCTTCGCTGTATTCTACAGCTAATTTTGTGTCTTTTCTCTGCCCTTGCTCGGGCAGGATAAGGTATTGATTTACTCTCTTATCGTTCATAATTTTTTCCTTTCTACGCCCATTGGGGGATAGCTATATAAAAAGCCAATCCCTATCAAAAGTACACAAATTAAAGCCTACATATTATTATGTTTTTAATTGCCTAATGCAAACCACCAAACTTTGGAGTTCCCAGTCGTTGGAAAGTGAAATTTGGCCTGTGTAGCGGATACCCATTCAACGCTGTTTGCTCCTGTAGTCTTGGTATCAGTAGTATCGGTAATATTAAATGCTATCTTACATTCCACAGGGAACGCTAAAGCAAATGTAACTGTAGTGCCAGATGAACCCCAGTTCCCTGTAGCATATCCCCACTGAATAATTAAGCCATTTGAAAATTTAACATAGCCGTTCTGCGCAAGGTTGGCTGCGACGATGTACGCGCCGTCATCTTTAAGCAGTGCCAAATCGTTGGACGCTATGGTATCCTTAAATTGATTGTATAGTGATTCGCTAGGAAAAACGTGGATTTTTCCTAGGTTTATTGTTGATTGTGCCATTTTTTACCTCCTACTACATAATTTGTGCTGTAATCGTTGTTGTCGGGTCGCTGCTGCTGTGCTGCAAAGACGTTAAATTGTTTGTGCCGCCGGAGCTGACCTTATATGTCAACGTTGCTACGCCGCCAAACTCGCCCAAGATAAGCTCCTGCTTCTTGGCGTTGGGGAGTGGGATGCTGAACGACCCCTCTTTGGATGCGCTATTGGTCGTGATCGTATACGTCCACGTGCCTGTTGCACAGTCCGAAACATCAATATACGCATACGTATCGGCAGGAGTAACCGCAGTCGAGAAGCTCCGGCGTTTTGTGCTTGACGTAAATGTGACGTTGTACGTCCCACCGTCAAAGGTTACCGGGACGGTATTAGTAACGCCGTTATATGTTACCGACAGCACTTTGCTTGTACCGGCCTCGCCACGTACGGCTACGGTAACACCATAGGTGACGGTATATACGGTGCCGTCAACAGTAATCCGCTCACCTGTCGCCATCAAGTTATTGTTATAATAGACCGCCAAATAAGCATATCCGGATTTAGCGACATCCGGCACATAGCTGCCATTGGCGTATCGCGCTTTATACGCAGCGCCGTTAACCATTATCTTATATCTCATCTTAACCTCATCCCTTAGCTAGAAACTATCATGTGTCGGTGATACTAACGTCGAAAACACCGCTATCACCCCTAATTAAGTGTAGATAACCAATTTTACGCCTATACTATCAATGCCAAGATTTCGTCTTGCAGCTTCGGCGGTTGTAGCTCCGGTACCGCCATTAGCAATAGGCAATGCTCCATTTGTGTTACCTAAACCCAAAACATAACGAACACCAGCAACGGTAGTTTGTCCTGTACCGCCACCAGCAATAGGAAGAACTTTATATGTAGCATCGCCGCATAACGCCATATCCTGCTTTCCTGCCGCCGGAATTGGCGCAAGTCCTGCTTTACCAGAACTGTAATATGTTGCACCTGTCATATTAGCGATATTAATATTGCCACTAGAATCAGGTTTTATATTATTTACGGAACGAACAAATTTAGCTTTAATCTGTCCTAAAAAATAGCTTAATCCGTCAAGATCAATTAATTTTTGCAAGTTAGCCATTATGCCAGCTCCTTTGTAATTAAATTCTGAATTTCAGCTTCGGTTGCCGTCTTTAGCTTGTAAGCTCTTGGAATAACTTCCCATGTCACTGAACCATCATTATAAGTTGTTCCGAGTACAGCCTCTCGAAAATCTGGCTCACTCACAGCTGTGTCACCGCCAACAGTACATGCTAAGACAAGACTTTTAGGCAAGTTAGGTGACAATACGATGTCGCCATTAACATAAGATGTATTGTTCTTGCGAATGTTTAAACTGTTAAAAAGGTACTGACTTTTTAAATCGCTCACATTTTGCAATTTATTGAAGTATTCAAGTGGCGGCGCTTCTCCTTTGTCAAGATACCCCCAACCACGCAGGTAATCAAGCTCAGGCCAAGAATCAATCATCTCACCAACGCTTGCGCTGCTGCCAAAAATTAAATCAAAAGTAGGCTGTTTCATTACCATTATTCAACAAGTCCCCCTTTCACCTTTATAATCCTTGCGAATGTTCCTTTATTAAATCCTTTAAACCTATAAGGATTTTCTCCGCTTCTACTAAAGCCGAACGTATTTGTAGCATCAAAAGAATAGACATAAATCACGCCAATACCTGCGCCACGGATAATAAGGTTCAGTGCATCAATCAAGCGGCTTTCTTGACTTGTTACTAAACGTCCTATTCCTATACGCATTTTGGCATTTCCGGCATTTACAGCAGAAATACGTTCAACACCAAAAACTTTCTTTATGCTGTGTATAGTGCTAACGCGAGAGCAGTCTGTCGTATTTTTCTCAATCTTCGAGATAACAGCAAGACGGTAATAACGGTCGTTTAAGTCGCTGGATGTAAGATAATTATCATACATACGTCTAAACGGAGCTTGCCCGAATCCCATGTTGCCATGATCAGGAAAACCAAAAAAATCCATTGCAATAGCATTTTCAACACGGCGAGTAATATCAGCGACTTCACCGCACATATCAAGCTGCTTACCAACCGCAGTATCTGGCCATATCTGTGTCCTTATCTGCTCCCTTACTTTATCTATGCTGTCGAGTTCGTTTCCAACGGCATTAAGAAAAGCTTTAATGTTAGGCTTGTTGCGAAACTGACTTAACAAATGGTTATACATTCTTTCGCTTGTAGTCATGGTTACAACTCCAAAGCTACAGTAACATTAGCAAGCTTTGTTACTGCCAGCTCATTACGTTCAATCGAAATGTTTTCCTGCTTATACGTTTGACCGTCTTTAGACACGCTGCACTCAATATAGCTAATACCGTCAACACCGCTGTAAATAGGACCAAGCAAACGCTGATAAATAACATCATTACCCATCGACAGCTTGCCAATCTGTTCGACAACGATATTTTTAATTTTGTCGATTGCATCACCAGGTAAAATTTCTTCATTATATTCTTTAATAATAACTTTGACATAAATCTGTACCTCGTGCGGACGGCTAAAGCATACATCTTGCTCTGCACCCTCGCTGTCCTCAATGCGAACGCAAATATCGCCGTTTGTATCAATGCCTAAAGGTGCAACATTTAAGATAGTGCGAGCAATAGCTTCTTCATCACCACCGAAAACAATAGCCTGGAAAGAATGAGGTTTTAAGCCATCAACTGTTTCATCAGTGCGGTTTTCATAAATAGTTACGCTGGTAACATCCTGCAATTCCAGCAAGGCAGCCTTAATACTTTCTTTCATTCCTATGCTGTTTCTGAACACAGCAGACGCATACCGCTGACGAACTTCTGATGCTGTTTCATAGTCACGACCTACATATGTTTCAGATTCGTTGCTAACAGAAAACCAGCCGTCATAATTTGTGTTGATGTAATTTACACTATTTAGCAAAGGTTCGATTTCTCCGTATTCTTCACAGTCAAAACGAATAGGACTTCCAACCTGCGTTACTACAAATGATTCGTTAGGCACAACCACAGCTCCATATCGCCTGTCGGAGCGTTCAAAAACCAGCTTACCTTCAACAATACTGCCTTGCCACTTTTCAACGCTCTGAGAAGCCAAGGCAACAGCGACAACCAACGCAGTATCATTTTCTTGTGCTGTGTACTTTATAACTGCATCATTATCAAACTGTACACTGTAAATTTTTCCTTTAGTTGGTGTTTCAACTTCAAGTGTAACGTGAACACAGTCATTAAGAGTGATCGTGCTTTTTTCGATAATATTCCATTTGTAGCCGGAAACATCTTTAATCTGGCAGTTATCAGGAAGAACCATTCCGCTGCGTCCATAACAAACAGCATAAAGATAGCTTGCCTGAGCTTTCTTGCGCTGCACATTGGTGTAAGCAAGCGTATTATCTAAACTGCCTTCGCTGGCACTAATCGGCGAACGGTCATAATAATCACGCTCTAAAAGCTGCCACATTCTGTCAAGCTCAGCAGCATACACACCAATGAGAACGCCTATCATGCTGTTAGGCTGACGGCTGACTGTCGAGCCTAAATTTTGCTCCAAGCTTTTAAAAATATCTTCTCGAATCTCCGGCAAACGCTTTCTAACAAAACCGTTAACTGTTACTCCGTACTCCATAGCCTAAAACCTCCTTCCTTACAATCATGCCGTATTCACTTTCCGCTTCATAGCTCAATAACATTTTTCGTGTAGTAGATTCAAAATCAATATCAATGCTGACTAAATTACTCACTCCGTCAACCTTTAAAATCTGTTCACGGAAAAGCTCTCTGATCAGCGTAAAGTTAGGATTTTTAACAAGTACATATTCGAGATAAGGTACTCCATGCGTAACGTCTAAAAACCATTCACCAAGGAAAGTAAGCAACTGTATTTTTATTTGCTGCGCTACACGCTCAACATCATCAATAAACATTACATCTCCATTAAGTGCAATGTCATGTGTCTTTGCGTTTAAAGCAAGGTCAAGCATTGCCGCCACCTCCTAAATAACTAGGAACATATATATCCAAGCCGTTCTCTTGAATTTGTGTAAGCAAACCACAATCAATATAAAGCTTTTCAACAATCGCTTTTTTATTGGGTATTTTTACAACATTACCTCTATCCTCTACAAGGCAAACGAAATCCATTTTGCTGTTACCTTGCCAAAATGATTCCGCATAATCATTAATATGCGCAGCTTCAGTAACCCTAGCTGCCGAAATATCTTTAACAATAGCATCAAACTCCGGCTGTTCAGCATCAATAATCTTTTCGCCAGCACTGCCTTCTGCCTGTGTCGATGCTTCAGATGTAGTATATCTGATTTTATCGGCAAGATTTTCTTTCAGCCATTCCCACGCATACCAATACGGTGTTAAATCAATACTGCCTACATCAGCATTGTATTCAATGCCATACTTTTCATCATCTTTGCACTTTAACGCCGCTTTTGTCTGCGATACATAAGCGCCACGAATAACAGCACGAACAGCATCAGACACACTATCAGCATTACTAAAATAACTATCAATAGCTTTTTCAATCTGGACAAAATACGTCCACGAGCTTGTCAGCGTAGGAAACGCTACAATGCAAGCAGCTTTTTGATTTTTATAGGCTATTATAACTTCTTCTTTTTTCATTATTTTTCACCTCAGTGCGACGAACTTGTTTCACCGTGCGGAGCTGTATGGGTATGTCCGATAAGACTAATACCACCGCCAAGCACGTCACCGCTGCACGTTATCGAACCTTGAACATTAATATTTCCGACAACATTAATCGTGTTGCCAGGTGTAAGGCTTATTTTCGTACCGCCGTTAATAACTTCAACATTTTCGGCAGATATTGACTGTAACGGCATCATTCCAACAAAACAAAAGCCGTCAGTCAAATCATATTGTCGAGGATCATGGTTATCATCGGTTCCAGCACCAAGCCATTCATCAATGCTGCGTTCTGAAAAAACAATTAAGCAACTATCGCCAGGCTTTACAGGATAAGTAATCTGTGCAGCTCCTGCGTGTGGCATAAAAACAGGAACGCCGTCAATAACAGGATATTCAAGCACCCTATCATCTGCTGTGTATTTCTTTAGCGTTGACTTCACGCTGGCAAGGCAAGTAGAAGCATCAAATGACAAGACTATACCAGGCAAGCAGGTGTGAATGCTGCCTATTTTTTGCTGCATAAGATTTTCCAATCCTTCCAGCGTATCTGCTGTTGCATCAAGGCTCATATATAATCACTCCTTCGGTACAATCTCATACACTTCAAGCTCCGTATACCAATTCTGTCCGCTATACGAGCCGTTATGCTTTAAGCTTTCTATTTTGAACCACCCTTTTATTTCCTGCGAATCAATGTAAACCAAATCTCCCGGATTTAATACAGGCTGCAAAAGGCATTTAACATTCCAGCCTGCTTTTTTATCCCTTTTAGGTTGGGTAGTCTTTTTACTTGTTTTTTGCTTTGCCGCTTTTGTTGGACCTTTAAGAAGTTTTTCAACAAAACCAATTAATCCGCTTTCAGGAGTAAGCTTTATAGCCTGCACATTGGTGTTGCCGCCTTGCTTAATAATCTGCAAGGTATTGTTTTGAATACTCCATTCTAAATCAGTGCCAGCACAAACTTTGTCAAGACACTCACGTCCTGCACCGACAAAAGAAAATCCATTGGCAAACGTCGTAAACTCACAATCATCAGCATACGTCACTACAAGTCCCATATCTGCTGCAACATCGTCAAGAGCTTTCTTCCTACTAACATCTTTAGCATAAGACAAGGACACGATGCTATCACGAATAGCAACGTGCCCATCATAAAGCTTCATCTCTGTTACTTTGTCAGAACCGCTCATATAGGAATAGCAGTCAGTTACCCAGCCGATGAAAATTCTTTTTAATCCAGCGTCCTCGCTGTACCCAACTTCAAGGATACAGATTGTATCTGCTCTTTCCAATTTATCGGCAGTTGCTTTTGACAAGTTATAAATTTTCAGTGAACAGGAATTGCTTTGCTTAGCAAGACTTTTTGCAATGTCAAACTCAATCTCTAATCCTTGTTCTTTCGCCTTTGCTTCAATAACAACACCGTCCGAACCTTGTACGCCTAGAGTAATTTTATAGATGCGGTCAAACTGCGCCATGGTTAACCTCCATAAAATTCATCTTCTGTACAATACACGAGCGTTGCTGCTCCGTTTTGAAAATCATCTCTGCCTACACTTTCTTTGTCCGTTAAGACAAGTAATTCTCCCCTCGGAGCATTACTTTTGTGATGGTTCATTAGCAAGGGAAATTTCGGCACAACGCAAGCGTTTGCAAGAATTACATTGTTGTTAGCGTCCCAAAGGTGCAATGCCCAAAATTGCCCTTCATGGTTCCAGCACATTCTTACTTTATATTTCTCGCCGTCAAAAGGAACGCTAAAAACAACATCATTGCCGTCAGCAAAATTAATCGTAATCATGTTACCTCCTAAAACAGCAAGCCTAATCCGCTTTTAATATTATCTACTCCGCCAGCAAGCCAGCTTTTATTTGTTGAGGTTTCGCTTCCTAGAGAATCACTAATACCACCAGAAACATTACTGTCAGGAATGTTAGCAGAACCTCCACCAACGTCAACAGAAGATGTTTTTGCTGCGCCTGCGTTTGCTGCAGTTTCTCCTGCATTTTCCTCTTGCGATGCAGTAACGACATTCTCCGGTATCGTTGCTGTCTGCGTTGTTACCTTAACAATCTGCTGAAAAGATAAGTCAACATAAATAATGCTTTTTGACGAATCCGGCTTGCTCACCCGGCAAGATGTCATAACCATGTTGTCATACTTCTTTTCAGGACGAATGATTGTTACAGGCTCTTTCTTATCTCTGATTTCCTCTAAAAGCTGTAGACCGTTAGCAAATTTCTTTTCTCCCCACCCATTCTTATAGAACCACGTTACCGGAGTAGACGAAATGCCGACAGTCATTGTCAATTTTAAAGGCTTGTTGACAATATGGTCAGCAATTTCAAAGCCTGTTTCTACCGGGTGTCCTGTTACGTCCTGATCATAGGTGTATTCAAAAGATTTTACTATATCAACCTTCAGAGAACCAACTTGCGTAGGATTTTTAATGTTGTAACCTAAAATATCTGCCAGCATATTACTTCGCCTCGCTTAAAGGAAAGTAGTTAGCAACTGGCCAGCCGTTATTGCGACTAACAACATTGCCTACCGCAGTTGCTGTAGCTTCCGGGGAAGTGCTGGCAGTTGTAACTTGAATGTAATTCGTCGTATTACCGCTATTGGAAATGTTAGAAGAAGTGTTCGTAGTAGTCGGATTACCTAACAAACGGTTTACGGCAGTGCTGCCAAAATCTGAAATAGGATTAATGATATTGTTGTTTACAAAATCTTTTACGCCTTGCATGATGTTTAACTTGCTGATTAATTGGTCAACCCACTTAATAGCGTCTTTCACCCACTTAATCATGTTGTCAAAAAAGCCAGTTATTAGCTGCCATCCCGAATTTATGGTATCTGCAAAGAAAGTAGCCAATACTGTTAAACTGTCTTGTATAAACCTGAAAGCGTTAACAAACAGCATAATCACTCCGGCGATAACATAGCCTATCGCAGCAAGACCGGAAACAAAAGCATTGCCTATTCCTTCCCATAACCAAGAAGTTAAATTCCAAATACCTTCGAATGCCAATTTAAATAACTCATAGATAAGTTTAGGCACAAAAGCGATAGCTGTTCCAATATCACTAAACCATTGAATAACGCTATCTTTAAAGTTAATGAATTTATTTTTTATAGGTTCAAAATCGCCAAACCAGCGTTTCATCATGGTGTCTGCCTTCGGATCAGTTACCCACTTGTAAAAATCTTGTATAAGCAAAACGACAAGAGCAATCGCAGCTGCAATTAATAAGAATTTACCCATTAATAGCATTTGCATAGCAGCTCCCCTTCGTGTTTGGCTGTTAAATGCTATTTGCGCTCCGGTTGCCAAAATTAAAGCATCTCTCATAGCTACAATCCATTTCACGGCAGTTCCAATCATCATTACAAAACTGCTCCATTTTGCCATGCCGAAAAGAATACCTGCGTAAATCGCTGCAATTCGCAGACCGGAAATAAAGTTATCAAGATTAATGTTCTCGATGTAGTCTGCAAATTTTGCCATGCGTTTTGCTATGCCGTCAACGATGCCTGTCTTGTCCTCAAATTCTTTAAAAAATTTTCCAAGCGCATTTTGCATTTTGTTGGTTGCCTGTCCAACAGTCCAAGGCATTTTACCTAACTCCATTTTTAAGCGGTCAGATTGCCCACGAATAGCATTAAAAACATCTTGTGCAGTTAATTTGCCTTCGCTGCCCATCTGTCTTAACTGTCCGATTGTAGTGCCCATGCCTTCGGCAATAGCTTTTGCAAGTCTTGGTGCTTGCTCCATAATGGAGTTTAATTCATCACCACGCAACGTACCGGAACCCAAAGCCTGACCTAACTGTACCAACGCAGCTTGCTGAGATGAAGCATCACCGCCACCCAGCAACATTGCGTTTGAAACATCTTCGGTAAACAGCAAAATGTCTTTAGTGCTTTTCTTCAACTCCTGCGCATTACGTGCAACAGATGTATAAAGCTCAGCCGTAGACTTATATTGCTGACGAGTACGGCTTGCAATATTGTAAATCTCTTTTTGAACAGCTTTTGATTCCTGCTGGCTTTTGGTTACGTTGTTTACCTGACCTTCAATAACCTTCCATTCGTCAATCGTTTTAACGATGCTTCCAAGAGTTAGTGAAACGCCAGCGAACATAGCCAGACCGCTTAACTTCGAAAATAAACTATCTACTTTATTGCCAGCTTTATCAGCAGAATCGCCAACACGTTCAAGTCCTGTTTTAACTTTTTTGGTTGTCTGCTCTACTTGATTGACGTTAGCGTGGTTAACCTTAAAGCCAATCGCAATAGCTAAACTTCTTACGTCCACGGCGCATCAGCTCCTTTCTTTTTAGGGTGGTCAAGATAATATCTTTGTACATCACTCTGCATATCAAGCAGAGCGTTTATTTTGCATAAGTCGCTTAATGTAACAGTACCTTCTTTTATTTCTGTAACAGTAACTACCTTAGCCAACACTGGCCGCCAAATAAAAGATTCAGCGGTTAGTGTTGGCGATAAGGTGCCGGGAATTTCTACTTGCTCACCAACATCTCGCGGACTCCAGAGAGGTTGGGAATTAAAGCGAAAAAATCTCCGAAATTTACCTCAATAATAAATTTTTCAAGCTTAAGCAGTTCAACAAGCTTACCAGTAAAAAGCTCATTGGTAACATCTTCTGTCAGCATAACAGCTTCTTCTTCGCCCTTAATCTTAACACTGATGTATTCAGCATCAAGCAGACGTTCAGAGAACTGTGCCAGCACTTCGCCATTAAAGCTTTCGCCCAACTGCGCAAGAATGGCACCGATATTGATTTGAGCACCTAATAATGCTTCTTTCATATTTTCCGTTTCACCGTTAGATGTTAAACCGCCTTTTAAAGCAGCAGTAATAGCTTTCTGTAAGTCACCATACAGTTTCAAGCCTTGCAACGGAGGAAAAGCACGAACATAAAAGGTATTCGCACCGATTTTCCTGTTCTTTACTTCAAATTTTGCCTGTCTCATTTTCTACTCCTTAGCTATGACCGCCAACTAAAAATGCTTCGTCGGGAACAACAGCCATGAATACCCATTCACATTTTCCGTCAGAAGCAGATTTGCCACGCCGAAAGTTAGGCTTCTTAACAATCCATGCCTGATCGCTAACCATAACGCTGTCACCGCTTAAATCCTTAATAACCAACGGTAACAAGCCTGCGCCGCTTTGATTGTCAGCATCTTGAATTAAGCTCAACGCCGCATTGCTAGAGCTAGACTGCAACAACGTTACGGTGACTTGCTTTAAGACAGAGGACGGGTCGATACTGCGGACAATTTCCTGGTCACAGCCTACGACAGCACTAATGCCGTCACCCTGCGTTTCGACGTTAATAAAAGTACCTTCGTCAACGCCAGTCAAAATAAGCGAGCCGAACAATACTTTAACCTTCTTCGGGTCGTATGTCTTTACTCTTGCCATTTATTCCACCATCCTTATGCTTGAATAAGATTCTCGTAGGTCAACGAGCCTTTGATGTTAACTGCGTGAATAGCACCTGCTAAACGAGCAGTGAATTTCACATCGTCAAGAACACGTTGAGCTTTCTTGTTTGCGCTGATGTTCGCAGCTTTCGGAACGCTAATCGTGTAGCCAAGATTCTTATTGCCGTTATCGTCGTATTCTGTAGGAGCAATACCGCCACGGTCTTGACCAAGCTTTAAGACTTTATTCAGCACGCCCTCGACAAGCGCAATACCTGCATCAGTGTAAGGCAATTTTTCACGGTTAATAAGCATTGCAAATTCTTCTGTTTTAATTGTTTCGATAAGCCAAGCACGAAAACGGATAACATCAATCCATTCGCCTGCGCAAGTCTTGCCGTTTTGCGTAATGCTAACACCGTCAGAGAAGTTTTCAAAAGTATTGTAGTTTTTTGCAGTTAAAGCAAGGTACTCTGTCTCAGTCAAATTGTCATTTGTAATGCCAGAAAGCTTTTTGTTTGCCCACGTTTCACCGCCAGGATATACAGTAAAGCAGCTCGACATCAAAGCTGCTTCGGGGAATTCCTTTTCTGCTTCTTTATGATAAAAAATAAAAGTGTTAAAATAATTCTTTTCTTTTAATTTGCTGCCTGTATCTGTTGCAACGCCAGTTTGCAAAGCGTCGGGTTCAGCAACTGATGTTCCATACAGTTTTGTGTGAGCTTCAGCCCATTCAGCCATATCCATAATCTTTGCAGATGTGCGCTCAACATAACACAAGCCATACCAGTCATTGTCAACAGCACAGATTTTAGCCATGTTATCCGCAACGGAACTGTCAGAATTCATTCTGCCAATTTTAACTTTTTCGTAATGCGGAATTTGGCTAAAAGCCTGTAATGCAGCTTTGTACACAGCATCGTCTGCGCTCCAGCCTAAATCTAAAAGCTGGTCAGCGTCCGTAATGGTCAATACATACGCCGGAGCAGCGTGCTCATGTGCAGATACAATCATCAGTGTATTAAAGCCATTGGATGAAATACCTGTAGTATTCAAAGCAATCTGCACATTGACTAATCTGTCGATATTTGCCATATTTTCATCTCCTTAATTTTCTAAATCTCCCATGATTTCAACTTTTACAATCGTATCGCCGTCAGCAGGATGTTCGTTGTTATCCTTGCCGTTATTCGTGGTGCCGTTTATTTCCAATTTGTTAAACCATTCTGCACCCTGGATAAGCAGCTCACGGCAGTACGAAACAGTCAAATCAACAGACGCTCGTTCCTGCCACGTTCTGCCATCCAATGAAGTTGTAATGTCTTGCACTTGCTCGACACTGTTTATAGCCACATTTGCAGAATCATACAAGTTAATCATATCCGGCATTTCGAGATAAAGTTTAAGCCTCGACAGAAGTTCAACAGCACCATCGCCGATAGCTTGTATGTTTAACGTCGCTTCAATGATACCCGCATTGCTGTACTGTGCTGTTTCAGATAAAAAAACAACCTCGTTCCCTATACTGCGTTCAGCCAGAAGGTCAACGACGATGTTTAATTCATTTACAGCCGGAGGTTTCATTTTTGCTCTGCGAACCGGAATCGGATAATATATTTTTTGTAATACTGAAATAAAAAAATTCAATACGTCAGTACGAGTATTAGCTTCTTTCAAAATTCGCTCACCTCTACTGCATATGCACGGTAATGGTTAATAACATCACTTTGAAAAATATCGCTGGCAACCACTTCAAAAAGCTTTCCACGCCATTTAAAGCGGTCAGCCATTGTATTTGTTCGTTGGTCATCAACATAAAGTTCCTTGTCGGTATATACTTTTACCGCTCTAGCAGTCCTGCTACCTTCAGGAAGTAACATCATTTCATTAGCTTTAAGCGGCTGCACACTGGCTAACACTTTAAACTCTTGTGGTGTAGGATACATATAGGTTCCGTTGGCAAGCAGTTCAGGACTGCCGTTGTAACGCAGGACAGTTATCAGCTTTCTAAAACTACTCATGATTAGCACCTTTTCTTTCAATGACATAGCGAATTGATTGTCGCAGATGCCCGGTATCAATTAATGGTTTAGAACTTTTCTTGCGCTTTATTGTAGCAGGAAAGTTCGGAACAAACGGTCCGTCGACTATTTTTCTTTGAACCATACCTTGTACAACATTGCCTAACTGATTAAGAGCAGCGTTTGTTCCTAGTCCAAATACAGCACCATTGGCAACACGTTGAATCATTTTGTCAATCATAGGCAGATTTTCATCATACGCAGAACGCAGGAAAGAGCGTTGGGGCATATCGTCCAGTCCAAATTCATGTATCGCTGCAATAACAGCCAAAGGCTGGTCAGTGTTGCGAATGCTTCCGCCTTTCCCTCGCCGTACAGCTTTGTCTTTAGCTTGTACGCCAACCTTAACCACAACGCCGTCAAGGTCTTTGTTTAGCGTTCGTATGATACGATTTAAACCTAAATCTTTATCCTCTACTCTACTCATAACGCATTATCCAATCTTGTTACTATCGGAACAACGCACATAGAGCGCAGACGTTTAAATTCAATGCCATAGTACGTCTTGTCCAACATATCGAAAGAAGCTGACTTGTCACCATATGAACGTTGTAAGTCACCTTCTTTTTCAGACGTTACAGAGCCTGTGATACCAACATCAGATGAGCCGTTTTCTCCATACTGCGCAATAAGCTGACGCAGGACAACGTGATGCGCCATAAGATAAACGAATGCTGTTATATACATATTGCCAAAAACACTTTCTGACAACATAGGCGAAACAAAATTAATGTAGACTTCTAATTCTTCATCAGTAAGAATCAGTTCGGGGCAGATAACAGAAAAAGCTTGCTTTATTTTATCTTTAGTTTCCGTTAACATTTTTCTTTGCCATGCTTACAAAAGCAAAAATAACGGAATAAATATCTTCTGCGGTTTCTGCGCCCTCTACATTAATATTGTATTTCTTAGCGAAAGCAGTCAAAGAACGCTTGCTGGATTCAGCGGACAGTCCTGCAAGGTCTGCTGCCATATCATCAACATTTGCTTCTTTAGCATTGCCTTTCTCAACAGTAATCATTTGTTCTTTGATGTAGGCTTTTACAATAATGTTTTCGCCCCATTCATCACCAACGATGCCGCACTGATCAGGCATGATATATTTACCGTCGATATTAATTACAGCTTTAGATATGTTTTTAACTTTCATTTGTGTTCCTCCTAAAAAGAAAATGCCCTCTCATGCGAAAGGGCAGTATATAGTCAGATTAGATGCCAGAAGCCTTGTTCATGGACAGCGGATAGTAAATCAACACGCCAGCGGTACGAACCTCGCAGGGGACTTCAAATTCCAAGCCTTTTTGCTGAATAGTGTGCTGAGTGAACGGCAGCGGAATTTCCAGGGTTTGATGGTCTGCATCTTTAACGTATGCAATCATCATATCCAAGCCGCCTACACCTGCGCCAGTCAGCTCATTGGCTTTCAATACGGTTACATCCGGGTTATTGCGTTTAAAAACAGACAGAATGGAATCCGCAACAACATCAGAATACGGAGTGGAAGCAATGTAGTTGTATTGCTCTGGCGGCAGTACCAGGGTATTCGGGTTTTCTACGTCATTGGTCTGTTTGCTAACAGAATTGATAATGCCGTTCATATCACGCAGAATCTGAACAGCGGTTTTATTTTTGAATTTAGTAGAAGAATCGGAGCCGTCGTCGGGAATAGTATAGTTGCCAATGTTCGGGTTCTCCAAGATACCAACAACACCATATTTAGCATCGCCGCGGAAAGCAATGCGGTTAACATATTCGTCAAGAGCACGACGAACAGCAATAGCCTTGCGAGCAGTCAACGGTTTTCTTGCCATAGCAGCACGGCGCAAGTCCTGCATGGTGTAGCCATATGCTGCACCGCCAGCAATAACTTTAGCAATGTGTTCTTCAGCCAGCACATCTACACGAGCAAAGTCGGTTGCATAGTTGGCGATAGTTTTTGCCATGCCGACAGAACCCAAGGACTGATAGCTGATAGTGTCGGCACCGGGGTCAACGTCGGAGGACACATCAAACAGTTTCAGCGCATTCAGATTAGCGAATTTCTGGTCATAGGTTTTTGCCTTTACAGCTTCGAGTTCTTTTGCGACAAAAATAGTATCGCCTGCGTCTTTACGCAAGCCGTCGCAACGCTCAATAACATTCAGGTCTAATTCATCATAGTGCATTTGAGTCATTACTATTTCACCTCTTCTTTTCTAATCAACCAATTTCGATAACTGCCAAGCCTGCTTTATCGCAGGAAGTGATAAATTTGGCACCGCAGCCAAGAGCTTCGATAGTGCCAGCAGCAACAGTATCTTTAACAAAAGTGCCGTCAGCAAGCTTCAGATGAGCTTCGTCACCTGCGTTAACCGCACCTCCGGTAGTTACCCATACACGACCTTTAGTTACAACAGGAACAGTGTAATTCTGCGGATAATATTTTTTGCCAGCTTCAGGCGGCTCAATATGAGTATGCAGAGTAACGCCGATAACTTTCGCACCGTCACCGGATGCGGACGGAGATTTCACCTGATGCTCTGCGTCAGTGCCACGGATAACGGCGCAAGCAGCACCAATACCGTCAGCTTCTTCAACAGCAAAGGAATCTACAGTATGAGAGGACAAATCATACAGCGCACCAGCAAAAGCTTTGTCCATGGTTAATGCATAATTAGTAATTGCCATTGTATTCACCTCTTTCTTATTCTTCGCCGCGCATACGTGCAATCATGCGGCTACGTGCATCGTTAGCAGAATCATTCTTAGTTTCTTGCTTTTCAGCACCGCCTTTAGCTTTTACGGCTTGATTTTTTGCGTTATCATTGCGAAGCATCTCTTTAGCAGCAGAATATGCGCCGTTAATATAAGCATCAGATACACCGTCAAGCTTAAAGCTTTCACCGAATGCAGCTTTGACAATGCCTTCTTTTAACTCAGCGTTGGTCAAGCCATCGGTTTTTTCAACCTTAGCAATTTTAGCGGTTTCTTCCAGCTCCGCACGTTCCTGCATATCAGCCTTTACAGCTTCAACAGCCTCTTTTACAGCTTTCTCTTTTTCAGCGTCAGCAGCATCAACTTTAGCTTTCAAAGCATCACGCTCTGCGGTCATTGCATCAGCTTTAGCTTTTAAAGCGTCAGCATCAGCTTTAAGAGTGGTATTTTGTTCTTTTACAGTTTTAAGCTCAGTGTTAGCAGTATCAAGCTTTACACGAGCGTTTTCTTCTTTGCTTTGCAAAGAGTTGACGTAGTTGGCAATTTTCTCGTCAACTTCAAAATCAACAGAATCAATTTTAATTTTCATTTTCGTTTCTACTCCTTCGATAATTTCATCACCGTCAAGATTAAGCCGTGCTTTTGCTCCGGCACGTGCCCTATCAACAACGGCTAAATGATTGATACGAATGTTACGCTGGATAGCATCATATTGCTGTCCATCCGGTGTAGTGCCTGGAGTTTCTTCAACATCCACTCTGTAACCTAAAGACAAGCCACGCTTTTCACCGATAGCAGAGGGATTATGGATAACAATGTCACAGGCAATGTTTGTTTCGTCCTTCGGATAACCGCTGGACAAAATTGTGCCAATGGCTAAATCTTGTGCGGTATCACTGTTTACAATGCCGCTGGCAGGATGTCCTACCACAATAGGCTTGCCGACAAAACTTGCTTCGCTGTCAGTGTCAAACACTTCCTCCGGCGGTCTGTATTCTCGTCTAATAGTCCCGTCTGGCTGTTGGTAGATATAGATGCCAGTACGTGCCACGATTGGAGAATCACGCAAGAAGCCGTCAGCGTCAGTAACTGCACCGCTAACAAACATCCATGAATCAATGCGTTCATATCGTTGTACACTTCCCAAAAAATTCACCTCCTTATTTTGGGGTATATAAAAAGCATATGCAATTTGTCGCATATGCCTTCTAACTTAATTCTTTACTTTTCTTTACATCCACCCTACCCATTGGAACTGCTGTTGTCATGTTCCATTGCTCCAGGTCAATAACAGGTAATGCTACGCAACGGCAGTTATAATCCATACACGGATGATATTTTGGAGAAGGATAAACCTTTATGCCGTTAATTCCACCAACCTTGTCGCTGTTCCAATAGAAGTATTTCCCATCCATCTCAGCATGAGAAGGTCTAACACGTTCATCATGTGACGATGACCATTGATACACGCTTATGCCGCAATCAACCTGCCTACGCATTGTTATAATGCCGTTCAGATTGCCTACCTCGTTCCTTGCGATAAATTTCGCCCGCTTTTCGGTAGTGTTAAGCAGTACCTTGATTTCTTCTTTAACTTCACTCATAGCAGTGCCACGCTGAACAGCATTGCTAACAATAATTTGCAGCTTTTCAATGTAGGTATTTACTATGCTGTCCACAAGCCTGCCCTGCTGTGCTTTCCATTCTGCTTTTACTGTATCAAGTAAATCCGAATCATTTAAAAACACATCAACGCTGACTGCTTCTGCAAAAGCACTGATAACATTAGCATCGACAACGCTGGACACGCCAGCAAGAATAAGCTCTAGTTCGCTTATAGCTTCCTCAACAGTCATACTCTTTAAAAGCTCGGCAAGTATTGCCTGAACGAAAGCATCTGTAACAGTGCTGTCATCGTCCTGGCGCAACGAATATGCCAGCATAGGTATATTGTTATTCGTGGCACTTTTTAAACGTCTTACAACGGCTCTGAGGACGCGATAATAATCACGCTCAAAATTCTTTGGATATTTCGGACGCTTCTTTACTTTAAGGTAGCGTATCGATTTCTTCTGTTTCTTCATCATCTAAATCCAGCTCACTTTCTGTAACTGGAATATCGCCACGCTCTTTAAGGTATTGGCGAGCTTGCGTTGCATCTAACAGTTGATTATCAACCAGGTCAAAAACAAGCTTAACAACAGCAGCTCTTACTTCCGCCTGTGTCTTGTCAACGTTGGCTTGCTCCAGATCATTTAGCGGTTCGATTGCATTAAACTTAATGCTCCACTTTTCAAGCTCCCTGCCGTTGGTCGGCCCTTCTTTCGCAAGCTGGATAAGTCTTACAAGATACTCTAACGCAGGACGGATTTTCCTGCGTTGAATACGTCTGACATTATCGTAGTAAATCTGCAAGTCGCTCTTGCCTGTGCTGTTCATGCCAGCCGGAGAACGCCCGAACAAAACAGTAAAAGGATACCCGGTAACAGCGCATAAAGCCTGTTCAAACTCTTGAATAATATCCGTTAAACCTGTAAGCGGAATATTGAAAATGCCGTATTCATCTTCCTTGTCAACGGCTACACTGCCATTAATTCTGCGTGAGTAGTCTATCAGTTCTAACCGCCGAATAACAGCTTGCGTGCCGTCTTCTCTTGCCAGCAGATTGCTTAAGCCTTCTAGCTTTAACAGTGACGTGCTAACCTTATCCATTATGTCGATTGTTTTATTCATTGCAGTTTTTACACGGTGCAGCGCAGCCGGAACACCATCCAGGCAGGATAAGCCAGCACCATTATTAGCAATGCGCTCTATCTTCGGCAGCATTTCGCCGTCAAAAATAAGCAGTCTGCTTCTGTGTACCTTAAACTGATTTCCGTTTGGTGGCGAAATCATGTAAAACTCCGGCTTGCCAAAGTTCGCATCTCGAATATCTGTATCAAGATAAATTGAGGTTGTGTCCGGGTAAATATCTCGCTTGTCAAAAACTTCTAATCCGTTAATCCTGCGTAAACGGTTGATATTAATAGGCTCGCTTAACTCCTGGCCATCGTCAGCAAGGATAAGAGCACAAGACATACCGAACAGTCTGTCCCAATATAAAGCCTCTGTAAGCTTTTCCTGAACAAACAGCGTTTCAAGTTCCTGCAAGATACAATCGTCAGAATCACCTTCGATTTCTATAAAATTCTTCATTGCATCATCGGCAACAAGCGTAACAATTCTGCGCACGAGAGCATTTCTGTACATTGTAGCCAATGTTAAGTCTGTGAGCTTTCGCTCATTTAACAGACCTTCATAATTGCGAGCTTTACGTGTAATGAAAGCATCTTTAAAGCCGCTATCTGCACGAATTGAATTATCTTTTCTTTTTACCATTATTCCTCCTAGCTCGTTAAGCCGCCCCAGCTGCGGGAGTTCATGAGCTTGTTAAATGCATCACTTGAAGCATCCACCATATCATCATGCTTGCTTTCCGGGAACGATTCAAGTTCTGACAGATACATATCATTCCATTCACTTTTAAGGACAAGGACGTTTCCTGCCTGCACCTGTGAAGCAAATGGAGTAGCACGAACCTCTTTGCTGCCTGTCGGCGATACAATCTCCACCGAGTAACCTGCAAGCATTGATACAAGGCTTTGAGCTTGCGCCTTGCCTGCCTGTCCTGGGTCTTGCGGTATCGTGATTTGTACGAATTTGTATTTACCCTGGTCTATTGCTGCCATGTTACGCAGAAGATTCCTAGCGTCATTCGCCTTTATCTGCTTGCGTTTTACATCAAGGACGATTACTCTGCCATCGTCAAGCAGTCCCATTAACACACCTGCTGTTGCGTCGGGGTCTGGATTGAGCGGCGTGGGTTCTGTTGCCGCTAAATCCCAGGAACGTGCATAAGCAACGATATTTTTCGGCACGACATCAACAAAGGTGAAGTTTTCTGTTTTAAAGTACATGCCAGAGGCAGGACGTATTTTCCAGTTACCATACAACAGACGTTCCTTGTCAATTTCTGCCAACGCTTTAAGGTTCGCCATGTATGACGGGTCTTTAGCCATTAAAACCTTGTTGTCTGTCAGTTTAGATGCTATAAACGTAACCGACTTGCATTCTTCTACATTTACGCCGTGTTCCTTTGCGAGTTCATGCGGATTACTGCCCCAATAAATCGTATCATTCAGGACGCACATATAACGCACAACACCGCTGCGCTCATAAATAGGATAGCCTGTATCTTGATTTATCCACCAAGAAATAAAATCAGCTACCCAACTATCGCTGTCCGGGTTACACGTCGCTCTTACATAAGGACGGATACCGCACGTTGAACGGTTACGAGAAAGCATATACAAAAATTGGTGACGGCTAAAATGTGTCAGCTCATCAAATGCTAGATAGCAGATTTCTGTACCTTGCCAGCTCATTAAATCTTCATCTCTTTCAAGATGTGCAAAATTTATCCTTGCATTACTAGGTGTAAAATACCAATGTAGTTTAGGTGTCTTTTTGGCGTTAGCTCCCTGTACAAGTCCATAAATCTTTTGAGCAGCATCCCACAAACCACCTGAAGCTGTAATTTGAGTATAATTTTTGCGGAAAATAACTCCACTAAATCCAACAACATTCTTATGTCTTAAACCCTCCATTAATAATGCAAACGTTTTCCCTCCGCCAGCAGCTCCGCCATAAATAACAATATCCGCAGGCGAACACATAAACATCGTCTGCGGTCCAGGCTGCGGAGTTAAATAATCAGTTTCATATCCATTACGCCCATTGTTAGGAATATAGACGCTCTTATACATATCAATGGTTTCATTAGCTTCCGGGTCGTCAGCAAGATTGAGAAGGCCTTTATTGCCTACTTCCCCGGTTATTTCAGCCAAGAACTTTGCAGCGTTAGTGTCACCATCAACCAATGCTTTTTGAATCATTCTAGCTATGATTGCCGTTTGATAGGTTTGATCATCCTTATCTTTTACTCCCAAAGATTCAAGGTTCTGTTTTATAGACTTATTCTCCGTCTGCATCGACATAAGCATTTTAGCAGTTTCCATCATGCTTTTCTTTTTTCTTTTAACTTCAGCAGACTTTATACCGCCCCTCCTACCCATTTCTCTCGCTTGCTCCACGGTTGTAATCGGTTTTAGATTCTCTTTTCTTCCAGCCATATCACCACCTCTAACTAAAAAGCCTGCCGCAAAAAGCGACAGGCTGACATAAAATCTTTATTTACTCATATGGTATAAATTCAACAGGATTTGCAGGATGAGTTTTTGCATATTCTCTTATAGGCTGTATCCCTTTTTCAGAAATATCACCGTTATCAAAATCCTGCTCATAGGTGTAAATCCAACTTGCTTCATCAAAGTAAGCTGTTCTCAAAGGAAACAGTGCAGCTTGTTCATCAGTGGTCATATCCCAATCTGTTTTCCCCATTTTCTTGCCTTTAATGGTATGGCAGTCAAAAACCCATATAGGAATCTCACCATTTTCTAACACACAAGTCTTTACATCTTTTATCCTTATATTATTCCAATCAATTTTTTTAGCAAGGCAAACAATATCGCTTGAAGCAAGTTCAAAAAACTCCTCATCCTCACAATAGCACAAAAGTATTGCAGCTTTGCTGATAAATATTTCGTCTTTCTGTAGATTAGGCTTCCTAGCATTCACATAATCATCGGCAATTTTAAGATTGTAGATTTCTTCATAAATCACAGATGCTTGTTCTTTTGCATAATCTAACATAACATTCCACAAAAAAGCTCTGTCTGTTCTTCTGAGTAAATCAATCGTATAGCCTATCATATCCATATCAATATGCTTAATAGCTTTTTGCAATTCAACGCCTCGAGAAAATTTTTCGCTTATTTCTGCATCCAAATAATCATCATTTCCTTGAGCAAAGCCAAACAAGTCAAACTCTACAGGCTTTTCATTAGCATTCAGTCTTTTATAAAGCGAAGATACTTCATCTTCTTTTACTTTTATTTTCCTGGGATTTCTTGAAGCCAAAATGAAATTACATGCAAAATAGCAGGCATCTCTGCTCTTCAAAGACTTACACAATAATGCAATAGCTGCACTTATCAACTTACTGTCTTTTTCTCGCTCGTCTCTTTTTCTAAGCTCGACAAGCTCCTTAGTTATTACACCATAGCAATCTTCTGAAGAAATAACCAATATTCTGTTCCACATTGCAGAACGAAATTTGTCCTGAAGCTCATTAGCTGCGAAACCAGCATACTCAAAAATTCCACGCCTGATAGCTTTTTGCATCATGCTCATCATATCAAACATGTTGTAGCCATTGTTAGTAACTAAATAATTCATGTTACCCAACCTCCCTGTTATACTCTTTACTATATCGTAACATATACCATTCTAATGTCAAGTTTATGAATATTTAATTACATACTACAAGTTAATTACCTTTTTACATTAATTCTAGGCTTATTGTTATTGAAATTGTAGTCAAAATATTTTCCCCACCTCAATTTCATCTCCTGTACACAATCAATCTGCGCTTGCCTTGTTTTGGAGGAATTGCCGCCTTTGTTAGTGTCTGTTCCTGCCTTTACCATAAAATACTTTGGCTTTAAAGTAATTCTGTTTACTAGAAGTTCATGTAGCATTACATCCAAATCACAGTTATGATAAACTTCTTCCCTAAATCTTGACTTATAAGCATTCTTGTTAAACCATCTCATTGCTCCTGTTGTACCTTTGAAGCAGAATTCAGCATCATAGTTCCATGGGGCTATCGATGCATCTTCTGCACCAAATCCTATATTTAGATCAAGCATGATTTGAGCAATTCGTTCAATCTCAGCCATAATGACTTCCTTGTCTGTTATAGGCTCCATATCTTCCAGGCGATAAACAAAGCCATCAACATCATCATCTATTGTGAAGATGATGTTTTCAGGAGAATGCTCGACAATATAATTGCTTACCTTGCAAAGATTATCTATTTCGCTATCTTCTACAGCCCAAATACTTTCAATTCCTCTTGCTCTATACTGTTCTTCTTGAGATTTTCTTACTACATAAGTGCATCTTTCGAGCCATTTGAAAGTATTCGTAGTATCGGCTCTATTGTAACTTGGAACATAAATTCCTAAAATGCTTTTATCCATTTTTATGCCACCCTTCCGGCAAGTTAAAACCATTGTTGCATATGTAATCAAGCACTGACAAATTTTCAATAAAACATTTACCAATCTGCTTATAAACAAAAGGACTATAATCGGTATAAATTATTTCTATGCCATTTTCATTATAGCTGATTTCATCGTTATAGGCCTTACCGCCTATGCCGGAATAATAAACATCACAACCAAGCTTTAAACATTGGTATATATTGCGCTGATTATTTTTCAATTCTGTAGGAACATCTATACTTGCTATTAGCAGTTTTGTGCTTATACCAAACCTTTCGGCTATCTCTTTAAGCAAAGCAATATTCATGTCTGCAAGATATTCATATCGTTTATTTAGATGCCTCTCAATCAATTCATAGCCAACATCAACATATTCCGCTCTAGCATAGTTCATTCTAATGCTTTTGAGCAGTTTCTTGTCCCAATTCTTAACATAAGCTATCTTAACCTTGTTAATAGCATCACCATATGAATAACTTACCGGAACTATGATTTTACATTTTGCTCCGTTCAGCTTTAGGAAATTCATATTGTGAAATGCATCATTAGAATACTGCACATCATCGTCAAGCACAAAAACATCCGATTTCAGCATTTTATAGAAAAAACCCATATACGGCAGGAAATTTGGTTGGTGCCCTGAAAAAACTTTACTTACCTTTTCCATATGCAAGCTCCTTCAGCCTTTCGTATTCTTCTTCAGGAACAATAACTGCTTTCATCTGATGATACCAAATTGCACGTGCATTAATTTTTCTCTTTGATACACTAACTTTTTTCCCTTCAATGCCCAACTTTCTTACGAGGTCGTTGTAATCAAGCTCACTGTTGCAGCAAATCATAACATAATCGTATTTTTCATAATGAATAAGCTCCATTTCCGGTATCTCACGTTTCCCAGGATCTTCTTCATCTTCAAGCTTGCTTAAATCAATATCGGCAGCATCTATGCTCCAATCAGCAAGCATATCCAGATCCCATTCACCATTATGCACATTACACTTAACATTTATGGCTCTAAGTTCTGCCTTTGTATAACCTATTAACCTTTTACAATCAAGAATTGTATCAGGACCGAATTTAGCCAAGATTGCTTTCAACCTTTGGTTTCCGGAAATAACGTTGTCTTGTTCATCAATAAGAAAAATCCCGAAATCTCCATAGCTTTCAAGACTTTTTTCTAAATCCTGAAGTTTACCCTTTGAAATCTTCCTGGGATTACCAAATTCTGTTTTTATATCTCCAGCTCTCATTTTGCATAATTCGATTTTTTTCATTATAATTCTCTCCTAAATACTACTTGAAAAGCTTCTGCATAATTGCATCCCGACTGACCTCCACGATATGCCGCAAGCCCCTCAAGGACATTTGCGCTCCTCGGATGAGGAAATGGACGCATAACATTTTTATACTTGCCTAAAGCTTCTATTTTCTTTAGAATCAGTTTTTTCCCTACTTCTATGAATGTGTTAGGAAGAAAAGCTTCTATACTATGATTAAGCATCCAGTCAGTCGAAGAAGGCACTTCCATAAACGCAATAAGCTCAATATGCGGAACATTGGCAGTCATGCGCATGGACAATCTGGCAGCTTCCTGGCAACATAACGATGTAATTTGATGATCATTGTTCAAATCGCTAGGATGGTGAGTAATTACCCTGGTAGCACTGCTTCTTTTCAAGGCTTCTTCAATAAATTGAACTATCTTTAAATGTGCTGACATGTTAAGCTGGCTATCTACAAAATTACCAAGATAAACATCATGCACTCCAAGCATATTCATAGAAGCGAACAAATCTTCCTGCATTTCATTATCGTCCGGTCTATTTGCTCTTGCTTCTGCCTTGCTACATAAAATGCATACATCTACAATATGACCTTCTTCTACAAGTTTGCATATTGTAGCACCAGCACCAAGAACTTCATCATCCGGGTGAGCGACAACAACAAGATACACCACTACTCTCAACCCCTTTACATAAAAAAAGAGCAATGCTATAAATGCACTGCTCTCTAAAATATACACTCTGCCATAATGAATGTTCTTGCCTTTTCTAAATTTTTCTGCTATAATTCAAGTGATTTAGGATGGCGGCAAGTACCACCCTGATTCACTTTTCGGACTGAAGCTTTGCTTATTTATTGAGCAAGGCTTCTAGTTTTTTAAGAGCTTCTTCGAGGTTTTTGGAGTGTTCCAAAATTCTGATGTCCTCTAAAAGTTGAACCCTTTTTGCTTCCTTTACTAAAAGTTCGTTGCTATTCATTTCGTCCATTTCGTTCTCCTTTCTGCAACTTGCCTGCTTATTTAGGGTTTTTTGTTATCCCCTATGACTATACTATAACATAACTAAAGCTATTGTCAAATGTTTTTTTGACCAGGAGGATGTTTTTAGGATTTTTTTGCATTAAAAAGCCGTCTGCTAATGTAGACGGCTTTTTGAGTACACAACATATTTTTAGGAGAAGGATTTATCATCCAACTGTTGCATCTTAATTATATCATTCCTTTAATTGCCTTGTAAATGACACCTTACTGACATGATTTTAAAAGGTGCTCTATTTGTATCCTGGCGAACTCTGCATCTTCGGCTGTGTAGACTTTTTCGCAGTAACCATTGCAGGAAGGCTTTGCCTGGTCTTTCTTGTAGCTAAGAATAACATCCTGGTATACAGCAAGCTGGCGCATCTGTTCATAAGCTCCTATGCTTATAACATACTCCCAAAACACTCTTAGGCTATCTTCGCCTTTGCTATAAGCTTCTATATATTTATTTAGAAGCTCGTTTAAAGTCTTATCCATTTTTAGCTCTGCACTTTCTTATTTTAAGCGCATTACTGGAAGGATTTTCGCCAAGATACACGCCTTTAGTGTACGGCAGATATGCTGAAACAGTGCTCTTGCTTACACGTAATTTTTCAGCTATGTTCTCCACGCTGTAACCTTGCTCATGCAAATCATTGACCTGTATGGATATATCGCTTTCGTATGCTCCGGCATCAATGAGAACCTTCCTTACTTTCTGCTCTGAAATGCGGAACAGTGCAGCGACTTTTTTAATGCTGCCTTCGGCATTGTAAGACTTGATAATATCTTCCGGCTTCAAATGATCACGCCCTTTCGATATTGATATTTGCTATTTTTGCAAGGCAATCCAGGTACTCTCTTATTAAGCTGCCTTCGTTAAAATCTTTATAGGTAATGGTTAACTTATTCTCGTTATCATTGATTTCAGCGTCGAACTGCTTTATGTACATTCTTACAAGTTGTTCTTCGTCCATTGTGATATTGCTAACAACAATCTTATTAGCTTTCTGTTGTTGCATATACGCCTGTAATTCTTTGGCAAAGTCTGCGTGTGCCTTGATATAGGCTTTGACTATCTCATAGCACTCTGCGTAGTGCTTGCCTTCCTTGTTCTTGTTATTGGTAGCAATCTTAATAGCTGCATTAAACAGTGTAGCACCGCACTTATTTTTAGCATCTATAAAATCTGCCAACGCTTCCGGAACTAACACCGTAATAATTTTTTTCTGCTTATCGTAAGAATCGTTTAAAACGTCGCAGAAACTGTAATCAGTCTTATATGCCTTGTAGGACATTGTTACATGTTTGCAACCAATTTCTGCTTCTACAGTACGGCGCTCTTTGTAACACTCGGAGCATACGCCATATTCTTCAAAATAACGAATCTTACGTTCACGCTCATCACCTTTGCCGTACAGCTGTACCGTTCCGGTGTGACCGCATGAAAAAGTTACTTCGTACTTCATTTGCTCGCCCTCTTTCCATAGCAGTACAAATTCCACGCTTGGTCATCTTGTTTCCACAAGTCTACCAATGCTTGACGTTCCGCACGAATTTCTGCGTCGATTTTACGCTCATATTCGATTGGGTTAACGCCTTCAGGAATGTACTGCAAAGCTTCGCTGAAGGAAAACTCTTTAATATTGCCAACACCTTCACGATGAATGTCAGCAGCTTTCTGAGCACAGTCACCGCACAGGAAGTTGTGCGAGTTTACACCGAAGTAATGCTTGCCGCAATGCTGGCAAACCTTTTGGGTACCAGCTGCTTCTGCAATTAAGGAGCGAATTTTCGCAAACAGCTCCTTACGAGCCGTTTTCTTATTGAAGCGGAAAACTCTTTGTTCACCGCCGATTTTTACAACACACGCTTGACGATGTGCACGCCATGTGAATTCTACTTTACCTATCTTCATGATTTACTCCCTCCTTAGTTCATGTAAAGAGAAGCTTCAATTATTGCATCTCTTATTTCAGAAATTGTTTTAGTTTCGGATTCTGCCAATCTTTCATAAAGCAAAATTCCTGTTTCATTATATTTTTTCGCAAATTCTGCTCTTCTGCATTCTGCGTCATAGATTCTTTTTTCTGCTACTTTGATTTGTTGTTCTAAATTCATTTTCACCGACTCCTTTTGTTTTGGTTTATTAAGTTTTTATTTAACTATACTATAACACAACTAAAACTATTGTCAAATGTTTTTTTGACCAGGAGGATGTTTTATAAATTTTTCGCCAAATCATCCTCTCTTATATCATCTAAAGTGATGATCATTTCACACTCTCCATTTTTTTGACGAAGGACAACATCGCAATCACAAGCCTCCATTGTTTCAAGAAGCATTTTTAAGCTTCTGCAATGAAGAAATCTTGCGCTAACAACTGCCTTGCTAACACCTAGTTTTTTTGCTACATCACTTTGTGTCATTCCATTGTTCGTCATTGCAGTTCTCATTTTGTCTGTCAGGCTCATTTACTTCCCTCCAATCATCTATATAGCTTTATTGTACATAACATAAAGGAAGAAGTCAAACTTATTTTTGACTTCTTCCTTGCACAATAACCAACTTTAAGATACTTCAACCATAGTTTTCAACCATGAATCGCTTGACGCATCAATAAGCCATTTCTTATTATAGCCGTTGTAATGCCGGATCAGGTAAAGCTTTGTCTTGTCGCCTTCGTCATTGTACAGAGAGAAGTTAGGGAACTTCTTGCCTTCTGATTGCTCCAGCTGGTAAAAGTATTCGTGAATTTCTTTCGCTCTCTTTATAACCTCCCAGTCTGGCGTAAACTCGTCAGCATAGTTGTATCGCTTCCCCCTGTTGTCTGAATGAACTCTATATCCGGCAAGGTTTGGCAGCACACATATTTTATCAAACGATGCTCCCAGGCTATTCACAAAAGCAAGAATAGAATCGAAGTCATAAGCAAAATGAGTGTTACGCATACCGGGCAATTTATGCTTATTGCAGTCATCGTTCGGTTCTTCATCCGTGATGTAGAATAAGAAGTCTACGAAGCCTACATACTGCAAGCCGCCATAAAGCTTCTTTCTTTCGCCAAGCATTTCACCGCAAACAATTTCAAGATAAACTCCCTTGCCGTTATCAAGGTGAAATGCTGTTCTAACACGGCATTTGCCTATGGTGTTGATGCTGCGCTCTGCCTTTTCCCAGCCAGCACCTTCAAAATACAATGTTTTCACGTTAACCACTACCTTTCTATTGCTCCCCGGCAGGAACTATTTCAAATTCTCCTATATCAAACCACGTGTCAGTTCCGTCTACCAGGAATATTCTGCCGATTTTTTCAAGTTCCTTGATGCTACATTCCATTGCGCTTTCTTTATTAAACACCTTATAACCTCGCCTTTTGAACAGAAAAGCTAGTCCGTCAACTAAATCTTCCTTTGAGCTATAATAGGTTATCTCGCACTCTCTACAATACAAGACATATCTTCCATCGTAGAACTCACCGTTAACATCATTCGTTTGATAAAGCTCGCAGCCAGGTTCTTCGGCAGCATAGTAAAGTTTTAAGCCTTTATCTTTTGCAAGTCTTACGAAAAAGTCCATTGCCGGGGTCCATTTTGTATCTACGGTAAACCGCAAGAAATATTCTTCTTCGTTGGCTTTAGCTACTTCTCCAACATCGTCGAACCATCCTTCATAGTTACTGCCAGGGTAAAGCTCATTACCGTATCTATAAATGCTGCCATCATTTTCATTTAGGTGACGTTCAATATCATCTTGCAGCCTTTGCAGTATTGCCTTATCTCCAACCATTGTAATGTCATTGAAACAGATATTAGCCATTTTTACACCTCCGTATTAACTTTGCAAATCGAACTAAGCTTACCAGCTCTAGGATTATTCTTTTTAGGACATTCATCAATGCGAGCTATCGGAGTGTACCAGTTTGGCAAGCAGTTACAAATTCCGTATTGGTTTGTACAAAATCTGTCGAAGCGTTCATGCGTTGAATGAGCGTACTGGCAGTTCCGGCAGCCAAATCTTTCAATTTTAGGTTTTTCTTCTGTTATCCAAAGATTAACCAGCGCAGCAGTTTCCTTAAATTTATCAAAAGGTGTCATATTAGCATACCCCCTTTCTGATAATCATATGCCGGAGTACTTCTTCGGTAATCTCCATTTTTTTGTGAAGCTTAAGCACACATTTCTTGTTTGCATGAAACGTAACCAGGACATAAATACCATTCTCGTAATCCTGAATCACATAGGGCATCTTTCTTTCTCCCCAGCGTTCTGTCTTTTCAACTACACCACCATTGGAAGCGATTAAGTCATTGAACTTCGAGATAACACCCTCGACTATTTCCTGCTCCGGGCGCATAACGTACATGATTTCATAAGCATTCATTTTTTCTTTCCTCCTTACATTTGTTCATCTTCCTGAAAACTGTAGTAACTGCCGTCACCTATAATGATATGGTCTAAGCAAGGTATTCCCATTATTGCCCCGGCCCCTGGTTAACTTTTTGTCATCATTACTAGGTACTGCAAAGCCTGAAGGATGATTATGTGCTACAAATATTGAAGCAGCATTTTTCATGATGGCATACTTGAAAATCTCTCTAGGATGAACAAGGCAGTTTGTCAGCGTTCCTTTCAGTATAGCTCTTGCTTCAATAATTCTGTTCTTGCTGTCTGCTGCAATTACCCAGAACTCTTCATGATTCAGATACCGCAACTTCGGCATCATAAATTCAGCCAAGTCTTGCGGATCACAGCAGTGTCTTTTTTCCTCAGCTTTGGTTTCGGTGAAAGCTCTTTTGCCTAACTCTACACCACACAAGAAAGCTTCTGCTTTCTGTTTGTCTAAACCATATGCTTTCAGCTCGTCGGTATCTTCCAGGCGATACAATTTCTGTGCCGTTAATTCAGAAACCTTATAAGCTTCCTGCCCGAGCAACGCTTCGCATAACTCTCTATAACTTTTATCTGCTACTTTACACATAACTTTCACTCCAATCTTTTTCCCAGCGCACGCCTTTCGACGTACGCTGGCTCTTTTATTTATACTGATTTGTAGGGATAGCAGCTTGCTGGCATCAGAAGCTTTTCACGCAGTGCGTCGATTATTTTTTGGCGGCGTTTAGTATTTTCCATGATTTCATGGAATTCATCTCCGGCAAGAGGAAGCGTTTCCAACATCAGTACATACTTTATAAGTTGTCTTGTTCTCATATTAATCACATCCAATCTTCGCAATTCTTAAGATATTCTTTCTTTGCTTCAAGTAAAGCTTTTTTCATAACCGGGTCAGAGTTAACTTGCTCATAAGTTAAAAGCAAAGCATCCAGCGTATCGTCAAGCTCATAAGTTACACAAAACTCATGGTTAGCAAGTTCGTAATGAAAAGCTGATTTCAAGAAGTCGAAATCTTTCATGTGCTCCTTCTTTTCGATGTTCAGGCGTTTTACCAAATCATTATGGGCCTTAGCCTGGGCACGAAGGATATATCCTCCGAAGCCGATTTGATAAACCTTGTCGGTATCATCCGGAGCTAAACCAAATCTTTTCATGCCTTCGTTAAACTGTTCTTCGGTAAAAGCAAAGAACATTTTATCTTTGGTAAAGCTTTCGTATTCCTTTTGCTGTTCATTGATTAAGGTTGAGTAATCTTTGTATTTCAACATTATGTATCCCTCCTAAAACGTCATAAATTTCATCATTGGTTTTTGGACCTTAAATTCCATATCTCCGATATGGTTATTGATTTTTGTCAAGCATTTTACAATAGCTTTCGCTTCACCCTCGCTGAACGGCATGCAGTCGCCTTCCTCGTTTGTGTAGCACAGCAGCACGTTACCGCACAGGCACTGATCATGTAATCTGCCGTAACCATAAATAACACTTGCCAGCTCATTGGCTACAGGCTTTTCGGTCTTCAGAAGAAATTCTTCATCGAACACCAAGGTGACTGCCGGGATGATTCCAAGCTCGCCGTCAAATTCTACTAACTGAAGCGGCATATCCTTAATATCGACCAACTCGCATTCGCAAAGCTTGTACATAGATTCAAGGGAAATAGTTGGGAATACCTCCATCATTGGCACTTTCTCCACAGAGTTTGTTTTGCCATTGGCATCAACCACAGTTTTCAGTAAAATTGCATAGTTCATAAAATCGACTTCCTTTCTAAAGCTATTGGCAAGGACTTTGAACCTTCTGCCCGGTAGCTTTACAGGAGCTTAAGCTCCTGTCATCAGCTTTAAAGCTCTATACCTCTTTCCGCTGCAATTTCTTCCAGCTCTTCAAAGTGCTCATTCAAGCATTGATGATGCCATGGGTCGCGCGAGCTGTTGTAAATCTTAATCAGCCTAGCGTTTTCCTGCTTTAATTCTTCGTTAGTCATGTCTTTAGGTTCTTTCATTGGTTCTTCCTCCTTAAATTTCAATTTCACCTTCGGTAAAGTTACGATAAATCTCTTCAGCCATGTAGTAAACGTCACGAGCTTTTTCGTATTCATCCTCAGTATCTCCGATAATATCAGATATAGTCATATCATCACCCATCTTTGCTGTTGGGTGATTTTCAAGCCATTCATTAGCATCATCTTGCGCTTTTTCAAACTCGAATTTTTTGTCCATCCAAGTATCATAAGCTTTGCATTTAGCCTCTCTAAGTGTTTCAATGATGTAGGTTAACTGTTTGTAGTTTAATTTCATGTTGTTCTACTCCTTTCTATTGTTCAATCATGGTAACATCGTAGCGGCAATATTTATATTCCACTGTATCTTTACCCCAGGCAAAGGTTCTTCTGAGCTGAAATTCTCTTCCGTTATAGCCGATGCTGAACAGAAGATAATCAACTGTATATCCATTGCTTGCGCTTTCAAGCAGAACAATCTGCTTCATCGCCGGAGCAAAGCCGAAGTATTTTTCCAGGCATTTACAGGCAAGCTTTTTCATTTCTTGCTTTTCTTGGTATGTCATTTTTTAATCCTCCTTGCTTAATTCTTCGCGAAAATTCACCAGGCACTCGTAATATCCCATATTGTTTTCATGAGCATATGCTCTTAAGTTTTCATCAAGAGCAACAAGCTCAAGCATTTCTTCCTTACTTGCAGTTCCTTTTGCAGCTTTTAATTCAATATCTTGAATTCTTTTAACTGCTTTAATCATTTTTCGTTCCATTTTACTACCTCCTTTCTTTTGTTTATTATGTTTTTCTTTAACTATACTATAACATAACTACCGGAATAGTCAAATGTTTTTTTGACTATTCCGGTAGTTTTTTGATTATTTTTCGATATTCTTTTCTTCAGCAAGGCGAGCTGCCCTTCTGCGCTTTTTATCTTCCAGCAGGTTCACGCCGTCCACGCCAAACAGTAAAGCGGTTAGCTGCTCAACGGCATCGTTTGTGTCACGCCATATCTGCCTTTCGCTTACTGACCATTTTTGCGCAAGGCTTGCTACTATATCAGTAACATACGCTTCCGGCGGACAAGGTTTAAGGAACAGCACGTCAAGCACATCTGCCCGGCGCAAATCTTCCTGCTTGCCGCTGTTATACCTGGTCTGCTTGTAAAGTGCTATCATGTCGTCCATGTAGTTTATCAGCACTTTTGTTCGCATTGTTGAGCTTATAATGCTTTCAAGTTTTAGCTCATTAGCTCCCATGCTTTTCAGGTTTTGGAACGAATCAAGAATTTCGATAGCCGAAATCTGTTCATCGTCGATATTGACAATCTCGCTAGTCTTTAACGCTGCGTGTTCTTGAAGGCTTCTGTAATTCTTTAGCAGCAAGCGCACGTTATACAGTCGCTTGTCGAAATCCCTTCGTTGTGCTTCTTTGCTGTACAAATCATCACACAGCTTTTTAGAGGTCTTCTTGGCGGTCTGCTCTGCCACACGTTCGATAAGTTCTTCGAAATACGCCAGCGGAACGGTTATCGTGCTTTGATTTTCATTTACAGTCATATCTTCCATGCGCTTACTCCCTTCTGTTATTTAAGCTCTTTGATAAGGCGTTCAAGATACCACTTTGCTTTTAGGCAATCTTCTAAGCCGTTTTTTTCTTCGTAACGCCATAAATATTTGATGATGTTGGCAACGCAGACAGCTTCAATGCCTGTTTTGCCAACGGTAGCAGCCTTTAGAGCATCTATACACTCAATACCGCCTTTGGTGTAGTGTTTCGGATGATTTACGTTATCCTCAGGAAGCGGCATTGTAAAGCTATCTTTTGAATTCTTCGGTGCTTCTTTGACAATAACGTATTTATCATCCTTTAATCCGATAAAACTAAATGGAGATTTAAACGCACTCATTATTTATGCTCCTTTATCCATTTTTCGTGTCTGGCAACTGCTCCAGCTGTAGGTGAAAGCGTTTCAAGATACATGGCTTTCAGTATTTTACACTGCTGGATTTTCCATTCGCTAAAAGCATTACAAGTAGCGTGGCAGCCTATTTTTCTTTCTGTGCATCCTCTGCATGGTGTTTTCATGTAGCACCTCTAAAATAATTCTTGTTGGTTGCTTATATCATTCGGTGTTTTAGTGGTAATGCCGGGATATGATCCTGCGAACTTTTTTATCCGGTAATCGTAATACTTTCCGTCGGCAGCCATATAGTTTGCGTCAACTTCCTCAGGTGTCGGCATATAATATTGGGCTGGCAAAGGAATATTGCTACACAGCTTTTCAAGTCTGCTCTTTCCGTAAATTATATGATTCCTTATTAAATTCATATTTTCGCCGTCAGGATAAAAAGGGTCTTGGCATCCATAGGTCCGGATATGTTCCCACCTCAAAAAACTGTCTATAAGCATAGCTGTTTCTTCTTTGATTTGTTCTTCAATGCTTTTTTCTTTTTTCGGCATTTTATACACTCCCTACATTTCTTCTACTTCCGGGTCGTACAGCTCGAGAAGTTCTGAAAATTCTCCTTTGCTAGCTATCTTTATAGCTTCTTCAGGCGAAGAAGCTAACACTCTGTCGTGAAAATCAACCTCGCCCGAAATCAAACTGCGCCAGCTAATAAGATAAAGCTTAGCGTCCTGTTGAGCCATAACCGCCACCACGAACAGCACTTGCTTCATCGTCCGAGGTTACGCAGTAACGGACGAAGATTCCCTGTGCACAGCGTTCACCTTCTCTGATGATGATGGTTTCGCTGCCGTTGTTTCTGAATTTAACGCCTATATTGCCGTCATTGTCCTGATTGTTAGCATAATCGCTATCAATAATGCATACGCTGTTAACTAGCGACAAATTGAACTTAACCGCAAGACTGCTGCGGATGAACAGCATCAGAACCATATCGCCAGGCATAATAGCTTTGATGTTCAGCGGAATAAGTACACTTTCACCGCCAGCTGGAACAAAAATATCTGTCGGTGCGTAAAAGTCATAGCCTGCGGAAAACTGAGTGCTACGCTGCGGAAGCTTCGTGTCCGCTGGTGCGTCAATCGTCGGTAAAAATTTAATCATCTTAAAAACCTCCTAAAATATCTCTCCAGATTATAACCAGGATTCCAATAGTACCAATAATAGCAAGAATTTCCATACAAATACTTGCAACAAGATGTAAATATTTCACTTTACCACTCCCTGTTTAACATCCATAAAGCTACACACATAACAGCTACGTCAAGCAGTGTGCAACTGACAATATCAATTAAGCATATTTCCATTGGTTGTACCTGCTAATTTGGCTCTTTGCGCCTTTATTGCATCCAACAAATATTGCTGAAATCGACAATCATCATCTAATGCAATTTTTCCTGTTTCTTCCAGTTTTCTTTCCATGTAGTTAAAATTTCTTTCAATTTCGAACTGCATCTGTGTTAACATCCAATCCGGAAAGTTTTCAATGTTAGCATCCAGCTCATTTTCAATTTGCGCCAATGCCTGTGTGCCTAGCCTGTTTACGGCATATCTAAATGCAAACAGCAGGACAAGTAATTTTTCATCTTTCATTTGTTCCCTCCTTAAATATTCATCGGGTCGCAATGGGCACATTCCATTTCGTTACCACCGCCGTAATAGCGACATAGCTCACAGCAGTATTGCCGCTCCCATTCGTCACAAAGATTGTCGCAATTATCGCAAGGATAATATTCATCATTATCAATCATCTGCACCCTCAAACGCGATTGCTTTATTTGCCCACCTTCAAGCGTTCGCAAGGCTATTTTCCTTTCATAGTTTTCAGGGCAATTCTGCTTAATGACTTCTTCAAGATGTTCAGCAGCACGCACGATATTGTTTATGCGTTTCTGCTGCTCCATATTCACAAATGCAGGTTTAATTGAGCTCATGCTTTTCTGCCCCCTTTTTTGTTTCTTCGCAATACTGTTGCGCTGCTTCAGTCATCATACCCATTAATTCTTTCATAGCTGCTTCTTCGCCGTATTTGCTCTGTACGTTTACTACTGCCTGCACCATCATCGTCACTATAAACTCTTTAAGTGTTGGATAGTTGCCGAACGCACGGCAAATCATATGCTTGTCGGTATTGTCATAAGCAAGCATAAACGGAACACCACTTTCCAACAACAATTTATCAGCTTTCTGTGCTTTCTTGTAATCAATCATTTTTTATTTCTCCTTTATAAAAAGCGGCGGCGTGGGAATTCTTGGAAACCTACTGCCATTCGGCAACCCAGCCGCCGCACCCTAGGGCTAGTTATTTATTTTTACTGTTTATAGTTAAAGCCAAGTAATCTAATTGCCGCAAGGCCTCCTCCTTGTTATCATGCGTGCTATGGTCAAATACACATGCGCCTGCATACACGCGAATCCCCCACGTTTATCCGGTTTTTTTACATAGTTGCACGGCATTTATTTTCTTTGCTTTAATCCATTGCGTTTCGCCAATCTTAATCAGCATTTTCTCACTCCTTACTATCTACGATTTTTCGGCCATTTTTTGACGGCTTCCGGGTGCTTTGCTTTCATTCTTTGCACAAACAATTTTTTTAAACTGAGCCACGCATATCTATTTCTTCTAAAAACAACATTTACGGCACGTCTAATCATTACTAAGCGTGGCAAAAATTCACTTCCGGGCGGTTTCAAATGTTTGTAGTCGTTTAGCTTATTGCCAATGGTTCTTTTCATAATTTTCACCTCAACTTTTTCAAGGTACTTTTTGCCCCAACCTACAACTTTTTCAAGGAAGTTTTACGCAAAACCCTATCTTCCAAGCAAACCAATTCCGCCCCACATTTTCCACAATAGGCTTTATCGTCATTATATGTCGGCAAATCGTTATCATCACTGTTAATTACTCCGCAATTAGGACATTCCAGCCCCCACCCGGCAGCAAGTAATGCAACCGCTGAAATATCCTTATCATGGTATGCGTCAAGCTCTGGCTCGCGCCATACTTTAATATCCTCGGTTTCATCAGCGTTCCAGCCTTCAGCAACGGCTACCATAGATTTCGCTTCTTCTGAATTGTCAGCAAAAACGATGTAGTTGTAAAAGTTTATGTCATTTTCGTAGCTATATGCCTTCATTTTCCTTTCTCCCACTCATCAAAACACTTCTTGCAACAGAACCCTTCATTGCTGATGTAAAAATTTGTCGCATCTTCTATTATTGCACCACAGGTATTGCAAGTGAAATGCCAGCCGTGGTCTAACCATTCCTTAACAGGGATTTTGTCAACGCTCTCGTATTTGTCTGCCCAAGGCATACGCCAGACTCTGATGTCCTTATAATTTATGCCGTTCATCATGCTGAAATCTTGTTTAGCCTTTCCTGCTGTTTCAGCAAATGTTATTTCTTCCGATATATCATCAATATCGTAGTCTGCGGCGTTCGCAAAAACATATGCTTTATTCATGCATTTTCACCTCCTTAAATTTTCAAGGGAGTTTTTGTCCCCACGTGCAGCTTTTTCAAAGGACTTTGAGCTGTTGCGTTTTTTGCAACAACTTTTACAAGAGATTTTTGCAACATGTTGCAGTTTTCTCGTGTAAAGCTCTATTCAGTGCATTTAATCAGTATATCGCTGCTATTATCACGCACTTTCAACAACCATACATCGTCAAGCCATGTTTCGGATACATCACCATCTTCATCGTAGCACTCGATGTTGATTTCATAGTCGACGCATTCATTAGCTTTCGCCCATTGATACAGCTCTTTAATCGTCATTGTTTTCCCTCCTTACTCTTACCCACTTCTTTGCGAACAGTCGCAGATAATGAATATACCCGTTATCGGTCAGTGGTTTAACTTCTTTACGCACTTTCGGCTTTAAAACCGTTGTGATTGGATAACCATCTACAATTAAGCCTGCGCCTTTTTCCTTGCACGTAGTCTTAATTTCATCCTCATGTTTGCTATAAAGCTCATTTGGAACGAAATAGTAAAAGCCTTTAATGTCTGGGTGGTCGTGATACTTATTTTTCTTTTGGTCTGCTCTAAAATCAGCAATACTAATTTTAATCTCAACCTCGTAAAGATAGTCGCCTTTGGTAATGTACAAGAAGTCTGCTTCATAACACCCCCAGTACATGTCTTGCCGTTCTCCGCCGTCCATTATCTTCCAATATCTGTCCATTATGATATTCGGGCCGCAATCTAAGCCACGTTCAATACCATATAAACGCCCTAAACGTGACACAAGGCTATCCTCGGTATGTTTATCGCCATAATTCATTTAAAGCCTCCTATAGCTTATACTCCACACCCATTTCCGCAGCCACGGCAGGCAAGGCGGCTTCTGCTTCTTCCTGGGTACGGTATACCCAGCCTTTTTCAAATATAGCTACGTCATATGCTAGCCCTTGCCAGATAACGTCAATAACAATCCAAACTGTTGGGTCTCCAAAAAATCTGCCGCCAAAAGAATAATATTGTTCCCCGGCTTTCGGCTTCCACGGTAACTTAATAATTTCGTCCTTGCCATTCAGTAAGGCAGCAAAGGCTACCTTAGCAGATACGTCGGCTAGTTCAATACCGCTATCATGGGTTAATTTCAGTCCGTCGCTATCGAATCTATAGGTCAATTCATCTTCGCCTTTCACCTTAAATTCTTCGCCCAGCTGCAATCCCAGCATTTGGGCGATTTGCGGGATTAAATTTTTACTCATGTTATCACTCCTTTATTTCCGAATAACCACCGCCGTGGTACTGCCGTTTAATTTGACGATTGCCAAATTGCTTTCTACAACCAACTCGTTGAAAAGCTCATTCCATGTATCTACGTGCAATGTCATATTTTCTGCGTTTCGGGCTTTCGCCCATTCGTAAAGTTCTTTAACGGTCATGGTTTTCTCTCCTTCTTCATTTTTTCTTGACAGCTAGGGCAGTAAGCTCTATAGCCAATGTCTTTGTCTTTTACAAATTTCCAATCTGTTTGTGCTTTGATTATAGATTTTTCAGACGGCAAGTCTCGTCTGCGCATAACTCCTGTCGGTTCAAAGAAATCACCACACCCATCGCAGAAAAGCGTTAGCTCGTATTGAAAACTCATTATCCTTCCTCCATTTTTGCCAACTTTGCCATTTTCTCAAAAAACTCAATAGCAGCCATGTACTGAGTGTAATATTTTTTGTTAGGGTTTTTGCCATCTTCGCCGTATACACTTTCTACACGTTTTTTAAACTCTTCTAACGTGCCACCTCCATAATTGTTCCAACAACCGCAACGAACATTATCATCTTCTACACAATAGGTGGTAGTTGCTTCTCTACTGCCTATACGGACAATCTGATAGTAGGTTTTGCTAAGGCTCGTAGTGCTGAGGTTCGCATTGTCGAATCTCGAATTACTGAGGTCTATAGCACGAAGGTCTGTAGCACGAAGGCTCGAATTACGAAGGTCTGCACCACAGAGGTTTGCGCCACAGAGGTTTGCGCCACAGAGGTTTGCTCCGTAAAGGTTTGCTCCATAGAAGTTTGCTTCGCAGAGGTTTGCTCCTCTTAAATCTGTATGGTTGAGATTAATGCAACTAAGGTCTGCATTGCTGAGGTCTGCTTTTTCCCCACCATTCTCACCCCGCAGCCATTTACCATGGCTCGCAAGTATTTCCTTTAATTTTTCTTGTGTAATTCTCATAATTTACTCCTTCATAGCCTTACTTGCCTTTGCTATTTTCTCAATCAGCTTATCCACGGCCTTATCTGCAAATTCGCCTGTGGCTTTGATGTTGGCAGGTGTTATATGTTCCGCAGCATACATAGCGTATAGTTCTTTTTCTGTTGGGAGAAATACTCCCAAAGTATCTAAAACCAAAGCCGTACAAACAATTATTTTAGCTGCCTTAATGGATTCTTTATCCTTATTAGTGTCTGTCACGACTGCTACTGTAGCAAACATGGCATATATAGTTACAAAAAAACCTATTATGCAGCAAATCCCTTGTATCATGTCTATTCTTCCTGCCCAGTAAATCAACCACGGCGAAACAATCGGTTCGTTCATTACTCTTCCTCCTCCCTTTATCAGCGACAATCCCATGTTTCGAGATATGCCCATTCACGTTCCATATCGTATTCTATTTGTTTATCATCATAGATTTCTTTTCGTGTGGGCAAATATCCATACTCCGCTATTGCCTGCTTTACTACTTCACGAGCTTCCATTTTATCAAGTAGCATACAATATTTTGTAAGCATTCTTAATCTCGGCTTCGCCCCTAACCTAGCTAAAAACTCGTCAGTCCAATCATTTTGATGATAATACCACGAAAACTTTTGTCGACAAGGTACTTTCCGCTTTGCACAGCTATGCTTACATTTTCTGCACGATTTATACGTTGCAAATTCTTTGTACTCTGCGGCGCTATCGCATAGACACCTTTTTAATCTACTCATTGCTCTTCCACCCCACAATCTTTCTGCCGCACCAGCAGCAGTGTGACTGTCCAGCATAATAAAATATTCCGCCGCACTTTTTGCAGCGACAAGTCGGGAACGCCTCTTGATAATATCCCGCATACACAATCGCCGTTGTACTGTCAAGCTCATGTTTTAAAGCACGGATATGAGCCGTACAACAATTGACACGGCTAAGAGCAATTCTTTTAACCGTGCTGCTCCTCGTTGTATTCGCATGATATTTTTCTGCGCTTCTTTCGTACTTCAAATGCGCAATTTCTCTGTACAAATATCTCTGCTTCGTTGGCAGGCTACCCCACCATTTCTTACGTTCTGGAGTCATTTGCTATTCCTCCTTTAGTCAATTTCTTCTACTTCGGTGTATTCAACTTCATCATCACAGTTAATGCTAACCGTAGCAGAATCGGTGTCACACACGCCAATTAGCTTATCAGTGCCACCATTGCCAACAAAATTCATAGGTCCAGAACACTCTTCGTAAGCCTTTTCAATGGCTTCTTTTTTGTTTTTTGCTTCTAATTCTACTGATACAAAAGCTGTTACTTTACCGTAAACAATATATTTTTTCATCAGTTATCACTCCCTCTTCTCTCTTTCTATATGGATTGCCGCTGCCTGTGATACCATTTCTCGTAGTTCGCAAACTGCGTCATACGTCATTATTCTGTTGCATCGAAAAAGTTTTTATTAATACTTTTGTTTAAAATTTTTCATTACTGCTAAATGAATTGCAACAGTACTACTATCACTAGAGCTTACAGTACGCGTTATCTGCACTCTTTTGTACCCAAGCTCATTTAATTTTTTTTTTAAAATAGTCATCTCTTTATCGAAATTTTCTCTATCTAACATATTTATAATCCCTCCATAGCGAGCACATAATCTACACCGCTTTCATCAAGCAACTTTTTCGCCTGTTCTGCTTTTTTATAGTCAATCATTACTCCCACCCCTTAATTTTATTTCCACACCATGGACAAAAATCATAGTATTCATAATTCTGCACCTCAGAGCCACATTGAGAGCATTTGTATACGCCCATAGCTGCATCATCTCCTGCTCCCACATATTCCATTGTAGAGCCTGTGTTTTTCTGCAACCCTTTAGCTTCTTTATCTCCAGCAACATAAAACATCATCGTTACATTGTCGATATTGTAATCAAAATCAGCAAATCTGAAATAGTCCGGATAATAGATGCCATTGTCATCGACAAAGCCATATTGAAGCGGCAGATTTTCAAAGCCGTTGGCATTAGCATATTCGTAAAGCTCTTTAATCGTTATTTTTCACACCACCCAAGCACCGTAGATTATCAAAAAAATCAATATGTCGACAAAGCAGCCGAACAAAAGACCTTCTGTCCATCTGTCCCATTTTTCATCTGCTATCGCTGCGCAAATTGTCATTATCCAGTAGCCACCGAAAACGGAAGCAACAGTGAATGTAATTGCCAATAATATTTTTGTAATTAAAACGCTGGTCATTCTTTCAGCTCTCCATATTTCTCCATGAATCCAGGATTGCCTGTGCCGTCAATGCTCAATTTAAAGCCGTTGATTTCAATTTCAGCCTTGCCGTCAAACGGTTTCTTGCTTTCAGCCATATAACATAGCTTTTCCATAACAGCTTCAACGGCTGAATCTGTAACCTCTACTCTTTGACCTACCATAATGCCTTCTTTTTCGTTGACATCGGTATAATAAATTTTTCCACGAAAACCACAACATAATCTTTTAGCCATTTAATTGCCCCCTTAATATATATGGCGTCTTTAGCTCTTTAGCTACATTCGACAATGCTTTTTCCGCATCATCTTGCGTTGCGAACACCCACCCAGCTTTATAGGCTGCATAATCGTCAGGCTCGCCGTTCCAAGTCATCCTAGTTGCAATCCACTTCAGCTTTGAAGATTTATCGCAATACAATCCAAACGTCCAATAATCTTCGTCACGATTCGGCAGCCAGGGAATTTTAATAATCTCGCATTCTCCCTTGATTAATGCTTCCAACACATCAGGTGATGCAAGTAATGGTATATTTTGAGGATATGCCTTGTTTACTTCCAAATTTTCCTCGGTGAAAAAATATACTTCGTTATACCTGTCAATTATAAATTTTTCTCTCAATTTTAGCCCCAGCATTTCAGTGACTGCTGGAATAAGATTTTTGCTCACTGCTACTACCTCCGCTTCCTTTCAACTTTTATCTCAAATTAATAACCACTTCCTTGCCTTGACGTTCTTCGATGCACCGGTCGTTAATGAGCCAGCATTCATCTTCTTTACCATTTTCGTCATAGCATTTGACTGTTATTTCCATTCCTTCGCAGTCATGTTTGACTGCCCATTTATAAAACTCTTCGACGGTCATTATTATCACCTCTCTATTTTTACAAAAAATGTCCAACGTGTTTTCCCTTGCTTATCTCCGGCAAGAGGAAGATAAGGCAGGGCGCATCTCAGCACATCTTTATGCGGAATATCTTCGTCGCTCCATTTAAACAGCAGCATCCCACCAGGTTTAAGCACTCTAAAGCACTCAGTAAACGCTTTTATCATCCACTCTTCCCATAGGACCGGTAGTTTTCCGTATTTTTGCGCTAACCAGCTGCTCTCGCCAACTTTTACCAGGTGTGGCGGGTCGAAGATGATACAGTTAAATGCTTCGTTGGCTATGTCTTCCATGTTAGTTACATCAATTAGCTTGTTAGGCTGAATATGTAATTCTCTTCCGTCTCAGAGCTTTGTATGCAGCTCTCGTATGTCACAAAACATAACAGCGTCGCTCTCTTTGTCATGGTAGAACATCTTGCTTCCACAGCACGGATCTAAAATAAACGGCTTATCCATTATTAGCTCCTTGCGTTGCATTGATTTTTTCTGCGAGTTCATCCATATCTTTTTCTGCTTCTTCTTTGGAATCATATTGATTATATTGAATTTCTTTTCCACCGACGCAAATGTTGACAATATAAACGTCTTTTCCTGTTCCTCTTATGCAGCGTTGTAAGGATAGACTGTTAACGCAGTTAAAATTTTCCCACATTCTGCTATTAACCTTAATTAGCATTTACTCTTCCTCCTTGCGTTCACGGCAAATGTCCAGCTTATCGCCAATGCCTCTTATTGTTCTGCCCAGGATTTTGCACGTTTTCTTCAACCACTCTACGCTATGCCCTTCAAGCACCTTGTCCATTTCTTCGTCTGACAAGTCACTAAAGCAGATGCTTTCCCAATGTTTACCGCGTTTAACTCTAAAATAAATGCCGTCTAAATCTCTTTTTGTTGTCATTTTTTCATCCTCCCTGCTAAAACTTCACACTTTCTTAACTCGCTACGCATCAGCTCACGTGCCTTATGTATGCAGTAACGATAATATTTCAGCTTCTGCTGTCTACGCTTTACCACATCCATATTAACCACCCAATCGCAGCACCTAGCAGAGCACCAAGCATAGCAGGTATGCCGATGATTAGTATAACAGTGATCATGTCGATGATTACATTTAGCAATTTACTCATTTGCATTACCTCTGTTTGGATTCTGTTTCCAGCCACCTACAGGACGATACAGATGCAAAATATCGTATATCCTGCCTACGCCGTGTAAATACTCGCTTTCTTTTGGGTGAATCTGATGTACTTCTTCTTTCGGCAGCCAGAACACGTCTTTAACCTGGCACATAACCTCCCATGACGGTGTTTTATTCGTCGTGCCGCAAAATTTTACGCTTACATGCTCCCATTGGTTGCCGTCCTGATCAGGCTCAACGCCTACAACACACTGCAAGCTCTTTTTGATTCCTGGCAGATGCAGGAAGCCTATTAACACCAAGCCTTCAAAAGCAAAGTCATTTTTCTTGTCGGCTTGAAACTTTTCGTTTGCTAAAATCTCCTTGATACTTCTCATCTTAATCTCCTTGCTCCACATAGTTGCGGATTATTACTGCACTGTTTACATTCCTTATCGCATTCCCAACAGCATACGTGGCAAACCTCGCTCCTAACGCAGCCAGGAAATGGAAAAGGGCAGACATATTTGTTTTTCAGCTTTTTTGTGATTATCGGCTCTTCATCTTTTAAAAATTTCTCGGCAGGCTTCTGAGCTTTAGCCTTGCTTTTGTTAGTTTCCTGCCTTCTTATTTGCGCAAGGCTCATGATTTTGTGCTTGCACTCCTTGCCTCCACAGCTCATTCCTTGCCGCCGGGCTAGGTTAGATACATCTCTGTAACATTCAGTGCCACATTCGCAAAGGCATTTTGCAACAGAAACCTTCTTTTTAGGCCTGATGCTGATAACGCCTGGCGGATATATTTCAAGCACTGTCAGCATACCTATTTTCTGCCCTAGCAGATAGCTCCAATCCTTATTCTGCATTAAACCGACTTCCTTTCGCTTTACTTTAGCCAAATAGTGCCATAGCACGATGAGCATCTAAACGCCCATTTTACAGCACCTTTTCTGTCTACAATTTTTGCGCCGTAGACAAGCTTTATTTTTTCCTGTTTGCAATGAGGGCAGCACTGCTTGCCTTCTGCGGTTGTTCCAAGTAAATATTTCACTGTTGCCCCTCCGTTACTACAGCCAGGAATTTTAACACTCTGCCTGTATTACTGATTCTGTATTCTTCCAGATCGTCACGCTTCAGGTACTGCCTTCCATATAGCGACTTCATATTCTCCCATACAAGGAACGGCACGTTGTAAAAATCTGTCAGACTAAACGATACCAGGATAAAGCACCTTGCTCCTAAAAAATGATGAACCTTCAGGTATTCAAGCTGGTGCGGTTCAAGTCTGCTTCGCAGCATCTTGTCGCCGTCGGTGTGCTTCGCTTCAAAGCACACCGCTAAACCACCTCTAAGCGTCCCCTTATAGTCAACGCCGCTTTTCTTTGCATAATTGGCAATGAACTGTCCATGCGCTCCATAAGGGCGGATATAATGTACAGGCTCACTCTGTTTCTCAATTTTCGCAATGCCATGTTCCTCGTAATACTGGCAGCCTGCGTCAATCATCTTTTCAAAGAACGAACCGCTTGCCTTGCTACGCTTGCCCACGAGGATACTTTTAAGCTGATTCATGTTTCTTGTACCCCTTGAATTTCATCCTGCTGAAAGCGTAACGCAGATAAGCTAAGTCCTGAAGCACATCAATGTATTCAAGTTTATCAACATACACCTTGCTTCTTCCCCACGTGCTAATCAGCTTCATGCTAGGATTGTAGGTCTGGTGATATATCGTTTTGTACAAAAAGCAATATTCACTGCAAATCTTCTTGAAATCATCTTTCTTTAATTCGATTTCAGTCCACGCCAGCTTACGCAAGCGGTTAACTTCGTCTTTAATCTTCATGCTGCACCTCGCTTAAAACGGAATTTCCTCATTAAAAGGTACTGTGCTGCCAAAACCTTGGAAGTCCTGGCTTTCTTCTCCCGGTGTCTGTTGGGATTCGCCGCCTTGCTCTCTACGCTCAATGAATTCAAAGTGCTCCGCAATGACCTCGGTTACATATTTCTTTTGACCGTCTTTAGCGTCATAGCTGCGAATTTGCAGTCTGCCTTCAACTAACACACGCTGTCCCTTGCTAAGGTAGTTACCACAGATTTCAGCCTGTTTACCCCAGATAACAACAGGGATAAAGTCAGCTTCACGCTGCTTGTCTTTCGAATAAGGTCTGTCCACAGCAAGCGTGAACTGAGCAACAACCTTGCTTGTAGAAGTGTATCTTACCTCCGGGTCTTTTGTCAGTCTGCCTAATAAAACGATTTTGTTCATGCTTGTTGTTCCTTTCTCTTTAACGGATTGTCCTGGCAGAAAATTTCGCCGCCTTCTTTTTTTATTACTGCGTTGATTTCAGCAGCAGCCTTATGCAGATAATAGATTTCGCCGCTGTCACGATACATATTGATATAGAAATTGACGAGTATTGAAAAATATCTCTTGTCTTTATCGTCCATAATTCCCTCCTATAATCCTAATAACTTGTTGGTAGCAGCAAAGCCTTCTGCAACCTTCTTCCTGCGTCTGCTTGCGTGTGTAACCTCTACCGGGTGGCACATCTGCAAAATACGGTCATAGATTCTTGTTTCCGTTATCGTCTGCGGCTTTTTGATTGTTTCAATCGGCAAATTGGTTGTAATGATTGTAGGCAATCCGCTCCGGCAACGGCTGTCGATGATCTGGAACACCAGCTCCTGAGCAAACTCCGTGCGCCGTTCTGCTCCTAAATCGTCAAGCACTAACAACTCAAATTGATTAAATCCGTCAAGATATGCTTGCTTTTGTTCAGTGCCCCACAAGGTATTGAACACTCTGCCGAAATTAGTCATTAAGCAAGCTACACCTTTATCAATCAGTGCATTGACAACACACGCAGCGGCGAACGTCTTTCCGCTCCCGGAATTTCCGTAAAGCAGCAATCCTTTATGCATCCTGCGAAAATCATCGTAGTGCTCAACAAAATTCTTCATTGCTCGCATCGTCCGCTCATCTGCGCCGTCATCATGGCTGAAAGTCTGTGACTGAAGCTCACGCTCCGGGAAGCCAGCTTTTCTAAGCTCTTGTACCCTAGCAAGTCGCTTTTCATGTTCCTCACGTTCACGCTCTGCCTGAAGCTCTTCCGCTCTGCACTTGCAGATGCAAGTTACAGTTCGTTCAACGCCAAACAAGAAACCTCTGCATTGCTTCGGCGTATGGCATTTACCACACATAAGCAATCCGTTTTCGTAATAATCATTTTCGTTTTGCTTATTAAGCTGTGAAGCATTTTTAGCAATGTGATTTACAGCAAGCGTAATCGAATTCTGAACATCATTCGCATTCATGCTATCACCTCACTAAAAATATTTGTCCAGGTCTGTTTGGTCGTCCGGCGGTTTAAAATCATCCGGCGGTTTCTTTGGCTTTTGATTGTCACCGCTCGCAAGGTTTCTTGCAACTCCCTCACAATAGGCTATTGACTTCTTGCCTTGCTGCGCTGTTATTGTTACCGCTTGCATAGCTATTAGCTCGCCGTGCTCCTTAACAATAGCCTGTAACCGCTCTGCAATATATGGCGTTATCGGCGTAACATTTTGATTCCAAAAAACAACAGGATTATTATTGCTCGTAACATTTTCGTAACTGTTACACGTAACGGCAGCATTTTCATCGTAACAACCACTACTAAAGTTGTTGTTGTTACTCTTACTCTTATTCTCTTTCTTATTCTTACTCTTATTCTTATCCGTAACATCTACGTTTGTTACATCGTTGTTACGTGTAACATCTTGACTTGTTACGCTTTTGTTACACGTAACATCTTCGTAACATTCCGTAACATCTGTGTTTGTTACATCGTTGTTAAACGTTTTGGATTGCTTCTCACGCTGTCTTTTAGCTCTCATTGCTTCCTTGCAGCGTTCACGCTCCTTAAGCTTTGAAAGCTCTTCGGCGTTCTGATACTCACTCCAGCCTACAATATAGATATAGCCGTTATCCTCTATATCTATCATGTTGTACTGCTGAAATACTTCTAATGCAGCTTCTGCAATTTTAGGCTTAAATCCACCAACAGCAGCTAAGGTTTTAGGTGTATACGCTACACCTTCGGTAGCGTATACATAACCACCATCATTTTTTTTGCGAGCTAGAGCTAACAGGAAAAACCACATTAATGCCAGGCTATCACCAATCTTCGTATCAGCACGCAGTATCTTAATCTTGTCACTGTCGAATACATCAGCACTAACCTTGAACCAGCTCTCCATGTTGCCCTCCTATAATAACTTCTTCCATAATGGCTGCCGTCTAAGTAACCTTACATACTTCATGAGCGCTTTCTCTCTCATAGATAATTTCTACCTACTTTCTCTAACCACTCGTCCCGGCTATGTTTATCTTCATAGCAGGTTTGAGCAAATCGCCTTAACCGCAAGTCTGTTTCCCTGTCCAAATGAGGTCCGAGTTTGCCTTTATGATGTTCGTAACATAACCAGATCGTTAAACCCAGCTTATCCGAAATCTTTCTTCCGGCTGTTCCGAATATCACATGATGGCGCTCCAGGTTGCGAGTAGTGCCACACATAAAGCACTCCTTGTCACTCTGTAATATGCTTTTCTTACTCATTTTTTTCGCTTTCTGGTGTCTTAAACACCGCATTATCAGAAACAACATTAAGAGGCTTAACATTGGCAGCTTCTTCAATTTCTGCTGCGCTAAAATCTTCTTGCTGTTCTTTCATCTCGGGGATTTCTGCCTGTACTGCTTCTATCAGCTCTAAGCGTTCCCTTATTGCGTTATGCGCTAAACTATAATTTGGAGCTTGAAGCAGTTGCTCTAGCTGATCGTATGTCAGTTCTACAATATCTGTCATGCCATTACGTGTACGCACATAAGCTTTTCCGTATTCAAGTTTAACAAATTTGTTTTCAGTAATTTCTACACCACTATCACACCATTGACGAATCTTTTTGCCGATCTGCGGAGTAATTACTTCACACCAATCAACAAATAATCCGGTTCTGTCTTTTGTAGCAGCGGCCATATGACGCTCAAGGCTAATGTCAAACATCACCGTAAACTCATATTCTAAGCCGTCTCGCTGAATAGGAGCTAATCCCATTTTCATCGGCATTTTTTTGCCTTTTTCATTCTCCACAATCTCGTATGCCTGCTTGCTTCTCATGCAAACAATTACGTCCATTTTTGCTTGGAGAATTGCGTCAACAAGCTTATTTTGCTTCGGGGTAGCGTCCTTCCATGCAGTAAAGCTATTACCGCTTCTTGTTGTTGCCGCTTTCTTATCAACAAAATCAAGAACGCCGCCTTCACCTGCCCACGCATGAGATAAACTGTCAATAATCAACACGTTATATCCTGCTTGCTCTGCCTCATGGATGTAATCAATGTACTTTTCCGGTGTAAAAGGTGCTGACATTGGAGCTACATCGTATTCGCACAGATTACTGTACAGCTCACCGCTGCCGTTTTCCGTATCGATCATTGCAATCTTATCGCCTAATCCTTGAGCTAAATGTAATGCGCTGTAGGTTTTACCGCTGCCACTAACACCGGTAATAGCAATTTTCAAAAACGCTTTTTTACGCTCTGCCTTTTTAAACAGTCCCATAATTCACTACTCCTTATTTGCGTTGTACGCTGCTTCGTATTCTTTAATGCTATCAAGAATACTTTCGCAGTTCGATTTCATGAGCATTGCGGCTTTGTGAAACTCTTCATCGTTTTTACCGGGGTTGGCAAAATCGTTAAAGTTAGTTGTTTCAACGTCAAAGCATAAACCGTATCTTGCGTCAGTCAATGCGTTCATATAACTTCACCTTCCTTAACCAGCTCTTCAAGTCTGCTGTGAAGCTTAAGAGTTGTTTCAGCATCCCAGTGACAGCATTCACAATAACTGCCAACTTTAGGATATGTTTGCATATTTACCGACAAGCTGTTAACGTTATAGCTTAACACATCACCTTCACGCACAGCCTGTTTTTCCTGGTGGTATCCGAAGTGTTGATACTTACATTTGCCATCCCTGGTACAGTGTGAGCAAGTCTTAAAGTCTTTCAACCAGCTCTCTTTCGTCTGCTTGTGCTCACCATGCTTCCTTTTTCTGAAAGCTTCAAATCCTTCCATGCTAAGTCCGCTGCGAGCTAACACGGCGTTAACCTGTTCATTAGTTACCATATACATCCTCCTTTTGAATTCCGAAACCAAGCTTTAAATCAGCATAGGCTTTAACTACTCTGCCTTGTGCAGTTGTATAGCCTTTTTGCTGAAGCTCTTTGTTCCATTCCCTTATAAGCGAGTAGCCTTTTCCAACGCCTACGCCTAAAAGGTTGGCAATGTCTTTAGCTGTGTAGAATCTGCTTTCCATGTTTGACAACCTCTTTTCCGTATGTTATACTATATATGACCTATTTTTTAAACCGATTTCCTTTCGACTTTATTTATAGGTTAAAGGCTCTCTATTAGCGTGGGGGGTCTTTTCTTTTTGCTCTTCTTCAATACCAATCAATACAAGTAAAGCCTGTGCACCTTCCCGGCATTCTTTTAAAAGACTGTCGCCGAGGTGCTTTTTTTGTACTGTTTTCGCTACCATTTGCGGAAACAACTCAACCACTTCACCGACTTCTTTTTGCGCCCTTAACATATTCACCGCTAAATCATCAGCCGGAGGGATAAGTCCAAAAACGTCGCAGAACACAATGTTCTTTTGCAGGTGCTGTACACGTAACCATGGTGTACGATAGAGTTTTGACATTGCTAGTGCAATAGCATCCGGGCATTGTCGCCAGTCAATCTCATAATCCTTTAAACAGCTTGCAGAGATTGCAAGTCCTTCTGCCGCATTTACACGGCTCATCCCTGCGTACTCTCTAGCTACTTTGTAGATGTTAGTTTGAGTTTCAGACATTGTATAAACTCCTTTCTTGCTATAATAGGCTTATAGCAGTTAAAGCTTTTAGCCTGCTATCATTGATTCTTCACTGTGTAGTAATTAACAGTGACTATATCTCCAGGCTGGAGATAACGGCGGTTGGCGGTCAGGTGCTTATTATCCTCGGATACGTTGTACCAAAACTCGTCAAAACAAATTCTCGTTTTGTTGAGCAGGAAATACTTGTCAGCGATTCCATACATGGTTTCGCCTTCTTGTACAATGTGCGTAACTGTATGCCTTTGCACCTGGCTGTCCGAAAATCCGCCAACTAAGCTAAGAAAACACCAAGCAAAGATGATACATACGCAGATTTGCAATACCTTTTTCATCTTTTTCACTCCTTTGTAGCAATTTCCGGCTTTTCTACAACCGTCAAGATTTTGTAATTTCCATGACGATAGCACGCCCAAAAGCACTTACATGCTTCAGTCTCGTTTCTTTCGGTAAAAATATCAAGTCTTACCTTACCAGTTTCCAAGCTTAAAAAAACTACTACCCAATCTTTACATTTATACATCTCTTCATCCCTCCTTTACGCTTCCAAAAAGTAATCAACGCTTACGCCGAAGTATTCGGCGAGTTTTTGTAACGCTTCAACATTAGGTTTGTTTCTGCCATTTTTCCAAGTTGAAAAAGCTGAATTGCTAAGTCCTGTTGCCTTCGCAACCTGATAAGCAGTAACATTGTTTTTCTGCATTAATTCAGCAATTTTTCTATACATTTCAGCACTCCTTTCTTGACATTCAATTTTGAACGTGATATACTTTAATTGACAAATGTAAAATACTTAAAATTATTTTACGGCTTTAAAGTATTTTTGTTTTACATCTTAGTAATATTATAACATAATGTGTTAGAGTTGTAAAGTAGTTTTGTTTTGCTTTTGTAAAATATTTTTTCGAGGTATCGAATGTACGAAAAATTTGAAGCTCTTCTAAAAGAACACAATACAACAGCATACCAAGTTGCTAAAGCAACTGGTATCAGCAACTCAACATTTTCTTTATGGAAAAGTGGTCGTTCTGAGCCAAAAGTAGCTACCATACAAGCTATTGCTAATTACTTTGGCATTCCTGCTGGTTACTTTTATGAAGATAAAGACTATGCTCTCGGTGTAACAGAACAACAAGCAAAGTCCCTCGGTATAGACACTGAAGCAGTAAAGCAGCAGCTCAACGCCCAGCTTCTCGACGAACAGGCTATTGAGATTGCGAAACAGATTCAGAAGCTCGATGACACACAAAAGATGGCTATCGAGCAAATTATAAAAGGGCTGTTGCAAGGCAAAGGCAAGGCCTGACTTCCCCTTCGCCAGCATGGCATAATACCTTGCAATCTAAAGGAAGGAGGTTAAAACGAAGTCGATGTCATACCACTAACGAGTATGCACAGCTGATTCGACAATTACCAACAGAGCATGTGTATTTCCTGCTACTCTGCATAGAAATTGCCAACCAACTGGTTGCAAAAAAGCAAGCTGAAACTGTAAAATACGGACTTAATGATTCAACTTGATGTTAGGGAGATTACTTTTAGGGAGCCATTTGTAGAAGAACTACAGCGATAAGAGGGCGCATATGTCCGTCCTCTTTTTCGTATGTATCGAAAGGAGTCGGTATTAATGTTCGGGTGGTTTTCACGCAAAGCATCAAAAGAGGATATTCAAGAATATACGAAAATGCTAACAACTGTAGCCATGAAAGATGAATACGAAGACAAAACACAGCTTACCAATATGTATAATTTCATAAAGGAAAAACATATTACAGATGAGCAACTTGCTGAAGCTCAATCCATGGCTTGTAATAACATATGGTCTAATATAATGCAGGACGGAATAGTAACAGAAGATGAAGCACAGAAATTTAGCAAGTATTTGCTTGTATGCGAACATCTCACTCCTAAAGAAGTAAAATACTGGAATGGAAAAATAGAACTAAACAGAACCCTATATGACATCACAGTTAACGATAAATTACCAATCTATGATAAAAATGATGTTCAGATCATATATAAGGACGGCGAGATACTTCATTATTCAGCATACGCAGATATGATGAAAATGAAAACTGTTACCAAAAAAATTAATTATTCCGGACCATCTGCATCTATACGCATCTGTAAAGGCGTTCGCTATCATGTAGGCTCTATGAGTGTATCAAGAAAAACTTCCTCTTTTTGGACTTCTGATTCATGGGGCATCTTTTGGATAAGCAATATGCGTATAGGCTTTTTAGGCAGCTCAAAAGCTTTTGCTTTTCCAATCTCTAAACTATTCTCTATTTCCGACGGTGACGGTGGATTACACATATTTAAAGAAGGACGAGCAACGCCGTACATTATACGCCTATCGGAATACGAGGAACCATGTGCTATAATATCGAATTTGCTTAACAAACAATAAAGGAAGCCAGCATCAATGAAAAGAATAATCATAGCATTCATAACTATTTTCTGCATCGGAACATTCACGCTGTCGGCAGAAGCTTATGTAGCTAATCGCAACACTGGCAAGATACACACAAACACTTGCAGATTCGTACCAAAAATGAGCGGTGGCAGTAAACTTTACATAGGTTCATTAGCTGAAGCCAAAGCATCAGGCTATACACCTTGCCAGCGTTGCCGTCCGTTTTAGGAGGCTATAAAAATGAGAAAAATATTTCTTATTCTTACTACGATTTTTGTGTTTGCTGGCTTGCCGTTTTGCGAAGCATCGAAAGCAACCAACGCAACATATATCAATGACAATTATTTTGTAACAGCGGAATCCATCTTAAAAGATGACTTTTTCCCTAAATTTGAAAATGTCATGAAAACATATCCGGAAAATGCAAAAGATATTGCAGGAGCAGATTTAGCAATATACACCAAGCCTAAACTGCAAAAGCTAAAAGAAAAACTGCAAAATGATTCCAGGGCAAAAGATTCTTATATTGCTACATTGACAGATACATATATTTCTTGCGTAATAAACTTTTTAGATGTAACGGCACGAGTAAAAGACAAGCCATCACTAGACAAAAACACCTGGCTTGCAGATTGGAAGAATTCGGCTGCTAAAGTCAAAGAAGCAAACGAAAAATTCAAACAAGCATATAGCAATGAGCAGTCGACAAAATAAATCAGCAGACCAGAAATGGTCTGCTTTTGTGCTTTTTGTAATAAAAAAGGCTTGAAAAACAGTCTGAACATAAAATTCCAGGTTGCTTTTCAAGCCAGCGTTTTTATACAGTTTATATCACTATTTTTATAGATTAAAAATCTTATCAGAGCTTCATATTTAGCTTATATGAGCATTTAAATTTTACTAATATAAATATAAGTAGAAGGCTCAAAAAGTCGCTTATAAGCTAAATACTAAAGAGATTTTTTGCATTTTTTGGCAAAAAATTACATGAAAGGAGCTGCAGAACATGACAGTAACAAAAAATCTGAAAACAGGAAAATGGGACTGCGCTTTTTGGTATAAAGATTGGCAAGGCGTAAGAAAACATACAACCAAAAGAGGTTTTGATAAAAAGCGTGATGCTGAAAAATACGAAAGCGACATGAGAAACAAAACTCATACACATGATCCGAAATTTAGCGAAGTTATTGCAGCATACCAGCAAGAGCTGGACAGCAAATTGAAGCTAGGAGAATTAAAGCAGTCGACTGTCGACAAGAAAAACCAAGCATTAAAATATTATGTCCTCCCTTTCTTTGAGAATATGAACGTCGACAAGGTTACTCCGCTTCAAGTTATGCGCTGGCTTGCCATTTAAAATGAGAAATCAAAAAAAGAACGGCTTTCAAGCAGACTGCTAAATCAGATACGTTCAGAATTAAGCCAGGTCTTTGAATTCTCTAAAAGAAATTGCGGGACAAAAAATAACCCTGTTACTCTTACTGACAGGGTAAAGCCATATTCAAATGATACACGTGCGAAATTATGGACAGTAGAACAGTATAAGATTTTCTATGACGATATTAAGATAGCTTCACATAGAGTACTGTTCAATATCATCTTTTGGGCAGGCTTGCGCATAGGTGAAGTTATGGCACTGAAAATCGAGGATATATCTCCATATAAAATTCACGTTGACAAATCACTAATGAGGATACACAATAAAGATGAATTTGTCATTAGCACACCAAAAACAAGAAGCTCCGTGCGTGATGTTGAAATACCGAAATATCTCTATAATCAAATCATAGACTATATAGGCACCCTTTATAAGGCTAAACCAGAAGATTATATCTTTGACGGCATAAAACCGTCGGCTATCAGAACATATATGCAGTATCACTGCACTAAGTTAGGCTTGCCAAGAATTAGTCCTCACATTCTCCGGCACAGCTATGCTTCAATGCTTTACGCAGCTACCGGAGATATTTTGGCAGTCGCTGAACAGATTGGTCACGCAGATACAAACACAACCTTCAAATTTTATGCTCACATGATGCCTGAAGCTAATAGAAAAGCTGTCGACAAATTAGAGAGCATAACTGTGGATAACTTGCCCCATAATAGCGAATTTTAATTTTTGGAACTCATTTTGAACTCAATCAATAAAAAAAGAACCGCTAAATCCCATAAATACTAGGGTTTAGCGGTTTTTATTTACAATGCTCTATATTATAACACAAATAGCCTTAAACGTCGACAGATGTAGTTTTGACGCTGTTGACAAAGTGTTAATAATATGTAAGATGGCTGTTATCATAGTAAACTGAGCGAGGGATATATCGTGCAAGGAAGAGCAATTTCAGCGAATAAGTGTCCGGAATCATCGAAGTGTTGCATTCTTGCGTGCGCATCCAAGAAGTGAGTACGCAGGAGGATGCTGATTGGCTGTCACACATAGAACTCTGGTAAATTGAGCGAGAGGTATATCGTCTAGGGAATAGCAATTTTAGCGAATGAGCATTTGGAACCATAGAAACAAGGGTACGTAACAAAATGTTACTCTCTGACAAATTTTACCGCAGTTTCGTACTGGTTCCATGCGAAATTTGCGTCGTGCCCTTTGGGCACAGAAAAATTGCTGTTGACTGAAACGATATACTCTCGCGAAGATGAAAAGTACAGTAGTAGGCCTGACACATGCTTGCGCGTCGCTCTGCTCCTTCAAGCATGGCTATCTATCCCTCCCAAAATACTCCCTGCAGCAATACTTCGTTTAAAAGTTGCCGCTGCCAACTTTACTGCATAATCGCAGATTCTATCCTCAATCGACAAGCTGATTACATCAGCTCGTCGATACGCCTCGCCACAACCGCGCCTATGCGTCGCAAAGCTCCTTTAGGCACGGTGGCTGGGCAGCCAGGCCCGCTGCTGGTCATAAGATAGCTGACGGTAAAAGAAAAAAGACATGTCACATGACATGTCTTTTTTTCT